TTTACTTTGTACTAGAAGTACAGAATGACAACGCACATCTGTTCTATCGTTTCGCGGATGATGATCCGGACGCTACCTCCAGCGCATACGACAGAGCTATTGTTAAGTTCCATGAAGTCATGGCGTATCGTCACGAGAACCGTGAGTCTACGCTTGGAGTAATCATGGACATCACCGGCGGCGTTCTCATGCGTGAGCGCTATGTGAAACAGCCTTTCACTCCGCCGAATCCCGTTAACGGTTAAGGAGGTGTTGTATAATGCAGATTTCATCTAAAGTTTACAACATTCTTAAGTTTATTGCAACCAAAGGCATTTACGCCTTAGTAGTCTTTCTTGGTATCGTCGGTGACACCTTGGATCTCCCGTGGATGATCAAGGTCACTACCATCATCGGTGGCTTTGGAGTTGCTCTTGGCATTCTCCTCGGCATCTCGTCAACTGACTACTGGAAGGACAAAGAGATTGTAGCAAAGGAGGACCCTAAAGATGGCATTCAGTAATTGCTCGTTCGCTGATCAGAGCGAATCGCTGCGCTCTCCCAACTTTACTCCCGGCCGGGTAGTAGACGGAAAGAGCTATGGCATCGACACAATTACCTTGCACATGGTCGTGGGTCACCTTTCTTTACAGGCTTTAGCCAACGTGTTCAAGCCGACCTCGAGACAGGCTAGCTCTAATTATGGTATTGACGATAAGGGAAACATCGGTATGTTCGTCGAAGAGAAGAACAGAAGCTGGTGCTCCTCTAATCGTAACAACGATGTTAGAGCTATCACTGTTGAGATCGCCTCGGACACTTACGCTCCCTATGCGATGACCAAAGAAGCTATCGATGGTGCTGTTAAGCTCTGTATCGACGTATGCAGACGTAATGGCATCAAGAAGATGATTTGGATACCCGATAAGGAGTGGGGCTTAGCCAGACAGAAAAAGCTTGTGGCAGGAGAGGCCATCTTTACGGTGCATCGTTGGTTCGCTGACACCTCTTGCCCTGGCGAGTATCTGTATACCCAGATGACTACCATTTGCGATCGAGTTAATGCTGCTCTTGGAGCCGTTAACATTGGCGAGGATCTGAAGATTCCGGTAACCAGCATTAATGCGGATTCGGTAGTTGGTAGTAGAGTGATCGACAAGGTTCCTGAACCTGCTCCGACACCCGAGCCGACTCCTACTCCTGCGAAGATCGTAGTTGGTAGCAAGGTAACGATTAATCCCGGCGCTGTGGCCGGCGGTATGAGTAATAATCCTAAGACTGGAAGAGGCGTTCCGATCAATGCCGCGTATGCGAACGGTAAGTTCGTAGACACAGTCACACAGATAGCAACACATTACGGTGTTGAAGAAGCTCTACTCAAGGTGCTGATTACATGGGTTGCAACTTCTTCATTGACATTAGTTCAATGAAAGGAGGTCGCTTATGGAAGCTGCTATTGCATCAATTGTTGTGGGTCTTTTGTCGTTTATTGGAGTTGTGATCAGTAATCTTATGAGTAATTCTAAGACTATCTATCGGATCGAACAGCTCGAACAGAAGCAAGAGAAGCATAATAAGGTGATCGAGAGAGTGATTGTCCTTGAGAAAGTCTTTACCATGGAAGAAGACAAGATTAACGCCATGAGTAAGGAAGTCGACAGGATTAAAGAAGAAGTTTGGAATAACAATTCGTCAAGAAAGTGAGGTGAGTCCCCTAAATGGTAGTGAAACGTCAAAATGAAAGTTACCTGATGCATACCGGTGATAAAGGTATGAAATGGGGGATTCGCCGTTGGCGAAACTATGATGGTAGCTTGACCGAAGCCGGTAAGGAACGGTACAACTACTATGAGAAGAAGGGGCAACGAGGAGTTGCTCGACAGTTAGAAAGAAATACTTATGCTCCTTGGGATAGCCGGAGAGGAGATAGCCCAGTGTCATCGACGATTTCAGAGGCTAAGAACTCAGCTAATGAGATTAGCAAGTGGCTTGATGCTGCTGAGGTTGGCGTAAGAAAGAAGCACCTTTCTGGCTATTCCAATAAGGAACTGCAAGAAAAGATCGAGCGCGGTAGGCTTGAGAGTGAGTATGCAAAATACTATCCCACTACCATTAAGACAACTACGAGAAAGAAATTGGATAAGTTTTTAGCTATTGCTACTGGGGCTTTGACATTAGGCCTTGGTGCTTCTAGAGTTTACAGTAAGTACAGTAGCCAGAAACTCGAGAACATCGAGAAACTTGATGACGCTGTAAAAGAAGCTGAGGCTAAAGCTAAGATTAAAGACTTTCTTGGAGATGTTGGCAATAAGAAAGTATCCGACATTGCCAATATGGATAGCGATACCTTCAACTCAATTAAAGGTGAACTTAAAGACAGAGCCAGTGCATGGAAGAATGTACAGACTCTTGCTGGAAAAGCTTCTGATGGTGAGAAGATGGACAAGCTTGTTGAAGAGTTGAAGGACAGAATGTAAAAGAAAAAGATTAAGGTGAATGAAATATGGCATTATCTAATACGGCCACCCCTAAATATTATGGCTTATTTAGAGATGCTGTTTTACGGGGTGAGATACCCATCAACAGGGAAATCGAGCTTGAGATGAACCGTATAGATCGTCTCATTGAAGATCCTGGGGTATATTATGATGGAGCTAAGGTTGAAGGCTGGATACGCTTTTGCGATTCTGAGCTTACTTTAACTGATGGCTCAGACCATGTTATGCTCGATAGCTTTAAGCTATGGGGCGAACAGGTATTTGGTTGGTATTACTTCGATGAACGCAGTGTGTACAATCGTGCACTTAAGCGTTATGTTCGTAAAGTAATTCGGAAACGCTTAACCAAAAAGCAGTTTCTTATTGTAGCCCGAGGCGCAGCTAAGTCCATGTATGACAATGACATTCAAAGTTATTTTCTAACCGTGGACACTTCGACGACTCACCAAATAACGACGGCCCCTACAATGAGGCAAGCGGAAGAGGTGTTGTCACCGTTTCGAACAGCTATTGCAAGATCTCGTGGACCTCTGTTTAAGTTCCTTACAGAAGGCAGCTTACAGAACACGACAGGCCTTAAGTCTAAGAGGCAGAAACTTGCAGCAACGAAGAAAGGAATTGAGAACTTCTTAACGAATTCTCTGCTTGAGATCAGACCTATGTCGATCGACAAGCTTCAAGGTCTTCGCTGTAAGATTGCAACACTTGATGAATGGCTTTCTTGCGACATCAGAGAGAACCCTATAGGTGCTATTGAGCAGGGCGCGTCTAAGCTGGACGACTACCTCATCATTGCAACAAGCTCTGAAGGAACTATTCGAGCCGGGTCGGGCGATACAATCAAAATGGAATTAAATTCTATTCTCAGAGGCGAGTATGATGCTCCTCACGTGTCGATCTTTTATTACAAACTAGATAGTATTGACGAGGTCGCACATCCAGAACTCTGGCTTAAGGCTAATCCTAACCTTGGTATCACTGTAACTTACGATGTTTACCAAAAGGATGTAGAGAGAGCCGAGAAAGTGCCATCTGAGCGTAATGATATTTTGGCTAAACGATTCGGTATACCAACCGAAGGTTACACTTACTTCTTTACTTATGAGGAAACATTGCCTCACAAGCGGAGATCTTTCAAGGGTTGCGCATGTTCGCTTGGAGCGGACTTATCGCAAGGAGATGACTTCTGTGCCTTTACCTTTTTGTTCCCTATTGATGGGAAAACGTTTGGTATTAAAGCCAGAAGTTACATCTCCAATTATACTTTCATGAAATTACCAAGAGCAGCACGTCAGAAGTATCAGGAGTTTATCGATGAAGGTAGCTTGCATGTACTCGAGGGCTCGGTTCTTGACATGATGGAAGTGTATGAGGACCTTGACAACTTCATAGCAGAACACGACTATGACATTAGATGCTTTGGGTTTGACCCGTATAATGCTGAAGCGTTCGTTGATCGGTATTGCCGAGAGAATGGATCGTTTGGTGTCGAGAAGGTTAGACAGGGATCTAGGACAGAGTCTGTTCCGCTTGGAGAATTGAAGAAGCTTGCTGAGGAGCGGTGCTTACTGTTTGACGAGCAGATCATGAGCTTTACGTTTGGTAACGCTATCACGATTGAAGACACGAATGGTAACCGCAAGCTATGGAAACGGCGTAGAGAAGATAAGATAGACAATGTGGCTGCTCTTATTGATGCTTATGTCGTCTATAAGAACAACCGAGACAACTTTGAATAGAGAGAAGAGCAATGAATAGAGAAGAATTTTATGAGGCTCTTGAAAGAACTCGACAGTATGTCACTGAGAACCCTAGAGAAGATGAACTGACTCATTGGGGCATCAAAGGACAGAAATGGGGACTTCGACGTTATCAGAATCCTGATGGTACTCTTACTGAAGAAGGTAAGAAACATTATGGACGACTTACGGCTGATTATAATTATACTAAAAGCGATGGCGTGACTCCGACATTCTTTGCTAAAAGAGATAGTAAAATTGCAAATAAATCTGCAGTTAAAGAGTATAACAAAGATCTTAAAAGATTGTCTAAGGAATCTGAAAAAGCACAAAAAGTCATGAATGTGGGCGGCGATGCAACTAAGCATTTGGTTAAAGCAAATGCATATGCAGAATTGCTTAATAATGAAAAGTTATATCGTTCTCTCGGAGATGCTAATAGAGCCTATAAAACAAAAGGCACTGTTGGATGGGCGCTTGGCGGTATTCCTGGTTCGATGCTTTCCGGGGGCATAAGTGCATTAGCAAATGCCTATGGAAATTATCATGATCAGTACCAAAAAGTGTACAACAAGTATAAAGATATGCCTTTAAGTACACTTGAAAAACAGTTTAAACAGAATGTCACCATGACTGAGAAAGTAAAGACCGTTTATCAGCCCGATAATAAGTAATAAAGAAAGGGGCTCCTCATGTATAACGACGATTACTTACAGCATTGGGGCATCAAAGGTATGCGCTGGGGAGTTCGACGCTGGCAGAATGAAGACGGCTCTTTAACTCCTGCTGGAGAAAAGCGTTACCTTAAGTATCAAGGCATGCTCGATCGAAGAGCCGAAGAAGGACCTATGAAGGTTGAAAAAAGAGTTGCAGAAATAGCAGCTAAGATGGGCCAAAAAGGTCTAGAAGTTGGTATGAATACTGGGCATGATTTGCCTGGTGTAATTTTGGCAACTCTTGGTACTACTGGTGGATTGGTTCTTGGCACACCAATTGCACTATTAGAGAAAGCATATGATTCACACAAGTATCGTAAAGCAAAGAACTTTGTCGAAAAGTATGCTGACGTTTCTGTAGATGAATTATAGAAAGAAAGGAGGAACTATCTAAGTGAATCCTAAAGAGTATAGACAGGCTCTCGAAGATTACTCAGCCATGAAAGCCGCTGAAGCTAAGCAGATTGAAGACCTTCAGCATTGGGGCATTAAGGGCATGAAGTGGGGAGTCCGTAAGTACCAGAATAAAGATGGAAGTTTGACTGATGAAGGCCGACGTCATTATGGTGTTGGGGAACCGCGTGATTCAGCGCAAGCCGCAAAAATCAAAATGAAAGAAGAACGGCAACAGACTAAGCTTATGATTAAGCGGAATAAAGCTGAGGCCAAACTTCAAATGCAGATGGATCGTGCTGCAGCTAAGAATGACGCTATTCGTATTAAAGCTGAACAGTATGGCCAGGAGCGAGCAGCAGAAGAAGAGACTAAACAGAAGAAAATTGGCATTCAGCCAGAAGTAATGGCTGAAAGAACTGAAAGAAGAAACTCTTCATTTGGTAAAAAGCTTATTATGGCGGGCTTAGCAACCGGTGCTATTCTTGGAGCTGCTTATCTTATTAAAGGTCGTAATGCTTCGAGTTCTGAAATTGCAGAAAAGGCTAAGAAAGGTAAAGAGATTCTTAAAGATAATAAAGAAGTTAAGAAGACTCTTGCTAAAACAGTAGCAGAAGTGGCTAAGGATAACTCTAGTAAAGGCCTTAGTCTTGATGGCTTATCGAATATTGACCTGTCTCAAATTCATAAAGAACGCTACATTGGTTTTGGCTTATTCAAGAACTTTGTGGATATGAGACACTCGGCAATTAAAGTAACAAGAATTCCTAAGGAGGCTGACCATGTCGTTACGTAGCAGAATTACATCTGCTTGGAACGCCTTCTTAAACCGCGATCCAACAGATTATGATCCGAACTGGTCTTTTAAGGTTGAACAGCCGACAGTTTACTCGTATCGTCCCGATAGACCACATTTCACAAACGGAAGAGACCGGTCGATCATCACCGCGATACTTAACCGTATTGCTGTGGACTGCTCTCAGATTCCTATCAGACATGCGAAAGTCGATGAATCAAATCACTTTGTCGACTATATTAATAGCGACTTGAACGAGTGTTTCAAGACTGAAGCCAATATTGACCAGACGGGAGAGGCCTTTGTTCAGGACATTGTAATGTCTCTTTTGGATGAGGGTGTTGTAGCTTGTGTACCTGTCGACACCGATATTAACACAACTACTAATGATTCATTTAAGATTTACACCATTCGTACCGGAAGAATTGTTCAGTGGTATCCGAATGCTGTGCAAGTCGAAGTCTACGATCAGCGTAGAGGCATTAAACAGAATGTTACTGTTCCTAAGCAGACTACCGCTATCGTAGAGAATCCGTTTTATGCCGTGTTCAACGAACCGAGCGGCATTTTCCAAAGATTAGTCAAAGCCTTTAATTTGCTTGATGTAGTTGATGAGCAGAACTCTTCAGGTAAATTGGACTTGATTATACAGCTTCCTTACGTTGTAAAGACAGAACAGCGTAAACAGCAAGCTGAGAAGAGACGTAAAGATATTGAAGACCAGCTTACCGGTTCTAAGTATGGCATTGCTTACACAGATGGTACTGAGAAGATTACGCAGCTCAACCGTCCTGTAGAAAACCAGCTCTTGGCTAAAATTGAATTCCTGACGAGTATGCTTTATAGCCAGTTCGGTATCACCAAGGAAATGCTGGAAGGTTCTGCAAAGCCGGAAGAGTACAATAATTACTACACTCGTACCATTGAGCCCATACTTACTGCAATTACACAAGAATTTAGAAGAAAGTTCCTTACCAAAACGGCTCGTACGCAAGGTCAGTCTATCATCTACATTCGTGAACCGTTCAAGCTGTTGCCTATTACTAACTTTGCAGAACTCGCAGACAAGTTCACTCGGAATGAGATCATGACTGCTAATGAAATTCGTAAAGGTATCGGCCTTAAACCTTCTGATGAGCCGGGTGCTGATGATCTTAGAAATAAGAACAACATTGCTACACCGATTCAAGAAGAAGGAGAAGAGGAAGGACCTTCTGAAGAGGAACTTAAGCAGAGCATGGCAGAAATTGACTCTGTCGATCAGGACATTGCCGAGATGGAAGACATGTTGAAACAGGCTGATATTCATGAAGGGAGAGTAATTAAGCTTCATGAGACTTGATGAGTTTGCTCTAGATCGCAAAGTAATCATATCCCCAAGTCTAGAGCATAAGCAGTATGCAAGTCCGTATTACGATCCTGTTAAAGCGCACGAATACTATGAGCAACATAAGAAACTCACAGGAAACAAGCGCTCAACATCTACTGCAAGTTTGAATGAGCAAGGTAAGAAGGCTGCACTTTACGTTAAAAGTAAGATTGACGAAGAGCATAAAGCTGAGACAGACGCACACAATGAAGAAATTAAGTCTCAAAGAGAGGCAGCTAAGAACGATACTAAAGCCAAGATCGATGCTGCCACAAAGGAACTTAAGTCTCAGTCTGAAGCTATGAAAGTTCGTCTAAAGAAGATGAATCCTGCTCAGCGGAAGCACGCCGAGATACAAATGAAGGCCGATATCGAAAAACTCAAGAAAGCTAATGAAGAGAATCGAAAGGCACTGATGGAAGCTTATGGCGAAACTTCCAAATCTATTTCCGAAGCCGCCGCTGCAAAGCGTACCGAGATCAACGACAAGTACCATAACAAGTATGCCGATGAAATCGATAAGATGAAAGAGGATACGTCGATGATTAAGCAGAAGACAGGTAAAGGCAGCGGAAGTAGTAAAAGTAGCTACGTATTCAAGTTTCGAAGAGCGGGTTACGCAGCTAAGCACAATAAAAAGTAAGGAGGAAAAGTCAAAATGGCAGTTAACAAGAATGATTACGACTTTGGTGGTTGGGCTACTCGGAATGACATTCGTTGTTCAGATGGCCGTACCATTCGTCGTGATGCATTTAAAGACTGTGACGGAAAGAGCGTGCCGCTTGTATTTAATCATAACCACTCTACCGTGTCTAATGTCTTGGGCCATGGACTGTTGGAGAACCGTCCAGAAGGCGTTTACGTCTACGGTAAGTTCAATGACAGCGAAGAAGGTCAGGGCGCTAGAATGCGTGTGAACAACCGTGATATTACAAGTCTGTCGATCTACGCTAACCACCTTAAACAGGATGGTGCAAACGTGATCCATGGCATGATCCGTGAAGTTAGTCTTGTACTTGCCGGAGCTAATCCTGGTGCGTACATTGACACGATTATGGAGCACTGCGACGCAGACGAGGAAGAAGCTGAGATCTATCCTCCGTTTGAGAGTGAAGGCTTAGACCTTTACCATACAGATGCGCCGGTCACTGCTGGCAAGGAAGAAGAGCCCGAAGAGGCTGTTGTTCATGCTGAAGAGACTGCAAAAGAAGACTCTAAACAGGAGGAAAAGAAACCCATGGCTGATGAAGCTAAGAAAGACAAGACCGTACAGGACGTCCTCGATACTCTTGATGAAGAGCAGAAGACGGTTGTTATGGCTCTTATTGCCGCCGCAGCGGAAGGCGCTGGAGAAGGTGGCGAAGCAAAACATTCTGATGAAGGAGAAAATGAAGAAATGAAGAACAATGTTTTCGACAACACTGTTGAGACTCAGGACGAGAACACCCTGAGCCATGCTGAGATGGTTGCGATCTTTAAGGATGCTGACAAGTACGGCAACCTGAGAGATTCTGTGCTTGCACACGGTATTACCGATATTGAGTACCTGTTCCCGGATGCTAAGACGATTGACAAGACCCCGAGCTGGATCAAGAGACCCGATGGATGGGTATCTAAGGTTATGGGCAGCGTTAAGAAGATCCCGTTCAGCCGTATCAGAAGCATTCACGCAAACATTACTGCTGATGAAGCTCGTGCGAAGGGTTACATTAAGGGCAAGGAGAAGATCGATGAAGTATTCTTGCTGCTTAAGAGAGAGACCGCTCCTCAGACGGTTTACAAGAAGCAGTCCCTGCATCGTGATGATGTAATCGATATCACCGATTTCGATGTTGTTGCTTGGATGAAGACCGAGATGCGCGGCATGCTCGAGGAAGAAATTGCTCGCGCTATCCTTGTTGGTGATGGCCGCAGCGCTCTTGCTGAAGACAAGATTAAGGAAGACAACATTCGTCCTATCTGGAAGGATGACGAGCTTTATACCATCCACGCTATCTACAACGTTGCTAACTCTGCTACGGCTTCTGAGAAGGCTGTTGCTGCTCTTGAGGCTGCAATTCGCGCTCGTAAGGATTACCGTGGTTCCGGTAGCCCGAAGCTCTACACGACTGAAAGTTTCGTAACGGAAGCTCTCCTGATCAAGGATACGACCGGTCGCTACATCTACGAGACTGAGGAGCAGCTTGCTCGTAAGCTTCGTGTAAGCGAGATCGTTACTGTTCCGGTAATGGAGAACCTTTCTCGTGAGACCGCTAACCATGACACTGTATACCTTCAGGGTATTATTGTTAACCTTCAGGACTACGCTGTTGGTGCTGATAAGGGCGGCGCTGTTAGCATGTTCGATGACTTCAACATCGATTACAACAAGCTCATCTACTTGATTGAGACTCGTTGCTCTGGTGCTTTGAACGTTCCGAAGTCTGCTATCGCGGTAGAAGCAAATTTTCAGTAGGGACGACGGTAGTTGAACCGGTGACCGATACGTCCATTGACCTCTTTGGCAAGGACTGTGATGATCTCCAGGAGAACATCGCTGTTGCTAACGGGGCTGTAACCGGTAATCTTAAGTATGTAACTGGCTACACTGCATTTAGCGGAGATGAGCAGGATGGTAACTTCCTTGTTCTGAAGTTTACGAATTCCGCTGCTGATGAGATCTGGGTAGGCGTTGATCCTTCGGCTCATCCGGAGCGTCCGATGGTTAAACTTGATCCTGACGGAATCAACATCTTCCGTATCGCGGATAATGAAGAGCAGGTAATCAAGGTTGACGTTGTGACCGGTGGTGTCCATGACGGATTTACGCTTGATCTGAGCGAACTCGTCTGTGCAACCGCTAACGGCTAAGCAAAAATTCAAAATGGGAGAGAAACGATGAAGTTTGCAGGTAAGATCGGCTTTGGCATTTGTGCTGAGACTGAAGAACATTCCGGTGTCTGGGTTGACACGATTACTGAGAAGACCTATTATGGCGATTTTGTCAAGGCTTCTTATCGTACTCAGGTCGCTCAAGATACAATAAACGACAATCTGGTACTCTCTCATCAGGTTACGATTATTGCTGATCCGTATGCCACGCAGCATTACCAAGATATTCGTTACGTTGAGGTCGAGGGTGCTAAATGGAAAGTAAATTACGTTGAAATCCAGTATCCTCGACTTCGACTAACCTTGGGAGGTGTCTATAATGGCAACGACAACCAGACGTAGAGAGTTTCAACTCATCTTAGAGGGCTTGGTCGGTGAAGGTAAGAAAGTTTACTTTCAGCCGCCAGGGAACGTTAAGCTTTCGTACCCTTGTATCATCTATGGACTTTACCGATATGATACAAGACACGCGGACAATATACTCTATCGTTCAAAAGCCTCTTATACTGTTACTTACATTGATACAAACCCGGATGCAACATTTCCGGAGATGTATCTCAAAGCTCAACCTTTGACGCATTTCGACAGAGAGTATACTGCCGATAACTTGCATCATTGGGTCTTTACTACATACTACTAAAAGGAGAAATACCACATGGCTAAATTGACATGGGATGAAGAGTCCGTTCGCCAGTATGAAACCGGTATAGACCACATGGTTGTATACCCGGCTGTATCTGGTGCTTATCCTAAGGGATATGCTTGGTCCGGTGTTACCGGATTTACTGAGTCTCCTTCTGGTGCTGAAGCTACCGCTGTTTACGCAGATAACATTAAGTACCTTAATCTTATCTCGGCAGAGGAGCTTGGTGGTACTCTTGAAGCAATTCAGTACCCCGAAGAGTTCGAGCAGTGCGATGGCACCGCAGAGCTTGTAGCGGGTGTTAAGATTGGTCAGCAGCCTCGTAAGGCCTTTGGTCTTGTTTACAGAACTAAGGTTGCTGATGCTAACGGTGTTGACAAGGGCTATGTTCTGCATCTGATTTGGAACGCTCTTGCTGCTCCGAGTGAGAAGGCTTATGCTACCGTTAATGACTCTCCTGAGAACATGACGTTCAGCTGGACCCTCACGACCACGAAGATCCCGGTAAACGGTTACGAGAGTACCTACAAGCCGGTTTCTCATATGGAGATTGTTGAGTCTGAAGCAAATGCAACAAAGCTTACGGCTCTTAAAAACATTCTGTTTGGAACCGCTGGTTCTGATCCGTACCTGCCGCTTCCGGGCGCAGTTATCGGTATGATGTAAGGAAGGAGGATAAACGTATATGGCAGCATTAGTTTGGGATAAAGCCGACGAACGGTTTTATGAAACCGGTATTAGCAACATGACGCTGTACGTTATGAGTAACGGCGAATATGGCGATGGTGTTGCATGGAATGGTGTTACGGCGTTTACCGAGTCTCCTTCTGGAGCAGAGGCAACTGCTGTTTATGCCGACAACATTAAGTATTTGAACCTCATGTCCGCTGAGGAATTCGGTGCGACGATCGAGGCTATCCAGTATCCGGCAGAGTTCAACGCTTGCATGGGCGTTGCTATTCCGAAGGCTGGTGTTTATCTTTCTCAGCAGGGTCATAAGACCTTTGGTCTTGCTTATAAGACTCTTATTGGCTCCAATGAGGATGGTAACGATCATTCCTACAAAATTCACCTGATCTATGGTTGCTTTGCAGCACCCACTGAGAAGGCTTATGCAACGGTTAACGACAGTCCCGAGAACATGACGTTCAGCTGGACCCTTACCACTACTCCGGTTGAGGTAACTGGTTACAAGCCGATCGCTCATCTTGAGATTGATGCTCGTTACGCCGATCCTGATAAGCTTGCCGACTTCGAAGATATTCTTTGGGGTCGTGATGCCGATGTTGAGCATAGCATTTCTGCTCTTACGGCTAGCTTGCCGCTTCCGGATGATGTTAAGGATTACCTTACTCCGGATACCAACGGTTGATGAAGCTTATTCCCTTCATTCACTTTTTCTTTGGGCTCCTGCTGGATCTTACGGTCTGGCAGGGGTCTACTTTTTGACATATTTTCATATAAAATCTTGAGGAGGATTTTACACTATGCTTGCAAAGAAAATTACGTACAAGAACTACAATGATGAGGACATTACCGAGACCTTTTACTTCAACCTGAATGAATCTGAACTTCTTGAGATGGAGTACAGTGAGGCCGGTGGATACCGTGAGCAGCTTCAGAAGATTATTGATACTAAGGACTCCAAGGAGATCATGGCAACCTTCAAGAGAATCATTCTGATGGCTTATGGCGAGAAGACTGCAGATGGTAAGTTCCTTGATAAGGGTGAGAATCAGGATCTTGCTAAGAGATTCACCCATACTGAGGCTTATAATAAGCTTGTACTTGAGCTAATGAGCGATGAGAAAGCTCTTAGTAACTTCTTTACTGCTATCATTCCTACTTCTATCAGAGAGAAGGCCGAAGCAGAAGGACTTTTGAAGGATCATCTTCCGGCTAAGCAGTAAGTAGGTGATTAAATGCTGAAGATTACGGTGCCTGGAGGAGAATTCTGGAATGATAGCCTTCAGCAGTTTGTCTATACAAAAGAAACAGTTCTACAACTTGAGCATTCCTTAGTGTCTATTTCGAAATGGGAAGCAAAGTGGAAGAAACCGTTTATCTCAAACGATGATAAGCAACAACTTTCTCAGGAAGAGGTTATGGACTATATTAAGTTTATGACTCTTACCCAGAATGTTGAAGATAAGGTTTACTTTGCTTTGACGGTTAAGAATCTTGAAGACATTATGGACTATATTAAAGAGAATCGCACGGCTACATGGTTCAGTAAAAAAGGGCCTGAAGCCGGTAAGCGAGACACAAGGCCAATGACTAGTGAGAGAATTTACTATTTCATGGTCCATTACAATATTCCTTTTGAGTGCCAGAAGTGGCATTTAAGTAGACTCTTAACATTAATAAGAGTTTGCCAAGAGGAAGAGAAAGCTCAGAACAAACAGCAGAAACAGAATCCTAGAGATGCTGCTATGGCAAGGCATAACTTGAATGCAGCACGTAGAGCGAGATCTGCTAAGCATCACTAAGGAGAAAACTCATGGGCGGATTCAAAATGGGAGCGAAAAGCACCAAACCTTTCAAAAAAACTGAATCCTATTTAACAAGAATTCAGAAAGCCCTTGAAAAAGTTAACTTAGATGAAGTTGGAAGAATGGGGGTAGTTGCCTTAAAAGACGCTACCCCTAAAGATTCCGGCGAATCGGCGGACGCTTGGGATTACCAGGTGGTCCGCGACGAAGAAGGTGCACGTATTATATTTACTAATGATCATGTTGTGGGCTTTAATACAGTCCCGGTCGTTATTTTAATACAATATGGTCACTTAAGTAAGGCTGGAGTTTACGTAGAAGGTAGGGATTTCATCAATCCTGCAATAGCTCCGGTATATGAAGACATTGCAAATAAGATTTGGAAGGAGGTTACGAAGGTATGAGCACAGTTATTGAGAATCAAGTTGTTCAAATGTCATTTGACAACAAAGAATTCGAAAAGAATATTAGTGCTTCAATGAAATCTCTCGATCAGTTTAAAGACGAGATGGAGTTTAAAGATTCCGAACGTAGCTTTAGAGATCTTGAGAAAGCCTCCGAGTCAGTCGACTTTGAAAAACTAAACAAAGCGATTGACGGTGTCGGTGATCACTTTACTTTAGTAGGTCGAGTCTTCTACAAAGTAACAGACGAGATTGCCGACTATTTTACATCGAAAATTACGTCTGCTGTTAACGCTGTTAAGTCAGTAACAACAGACATTATCGACCCTAAAATGGGTTATGCTAAGTATGATGAGTATACGCATGGTGTTAAGACAATCTTAGCAGCACTCTCTGACCAAGAATTAGCTAAACTTGAAGCTAATGGTGAGTCAGCAATTGACGCTGTTGAAGCTAAACTTAGTGAATTGATGCTGTATACTGATGAAACCTCATATAACTTTACCGATATGGTCGGCACGATCGGTAAGTTCTTAGGTGCTGGTATTGGACTTGACTCTGCAGTAGCAGATATGCAAGGTATTGCAAACTGGGCAGCTTTGTCAGGTCAGAATGCCGTTACAGCATCTCAAGCAATGTATCAGATGTCACAAGCTTTAGGTGCTGGTTATGTTAAATACCAAGACTGGGCTCAAATGGCTAACCTTAAGTCAATGGGTACCACTGCAGCTAAGGATACATTCATTCAAGCAGCAAAAGAAATCGGTACGATTACTGATGAGGAAATAGCCGAGGCTAGAAAAGCTCTTGGAGGAGAAGCAGCAACTGATGCACAGATTCGTAACTGGTTCTTTGAAGCAGATCAGTTAAATAAAGAAAGTGCTCGTTGGTTTACAACAGAAGTACTTGAAGCAGGCTTGAAGAAATTCTCTGCGGTTTCTGATGAAGTAATTGCTTTAAGTAATGAAGTTGATATTACTGTAACTGACTTCTTACGTTCTGGTAAGAGAATGAAGAAAGGTACTTCTGATTTAGAAACAGAAATGGCTAAGTTTGCTAATAGCGGAAAGTACACAGAAGACGAGTTACAAAGAATTGAGGAAGTAATGAAGCGTGTTACTTCCGAAGAGTACAAGTTAGGCTGGAATGCTCTTATTGCAGCTCAGGAAGCAGTAACATTTAGTGAAGCTATTGACGCAACTAAAGATGCTGTTGGTACGGCTTGGATGATGATCTTTAAAGATCTCATTGGTAACTATGAAGAGGCTGCTGAACTGTGGACAGACCTAGCTAACAACTTGTATGATGTTTTTGCTCAGCCATTAAGAGATGCCGAGGAAGAAATTTCAAAATGGGCGAAAGTTCCAGTTAAAGCCTTTAATGAAATGGGCGAAGAGATTGAAATCACAATGCGAGAGCATATGTGGCAAGGTCTTAGCCGGATATTTGGAGGCTTTGGTGAAATCTTCTCGAACCTATTTACGCCTTTAACTGAATGGGGCGTACTTCCAACTTTAGAAAATGTACTTACTGGTATTGTTAATACTTTTCATGGTTTTGCCGATATACTAGAAGATATAGCAACGAGCCGTACTATACTTTCTTTATCTAATTTACTTGCCAATTTAGCTAGGTTATTTGGCACGATTGTTAATTCTATAAAGAAGGTTGTATCTGCATTCTTTGGACTTAGTGGCGCAACATCTTCTGCTGACTGGGCACTTTCAGAAGTTATTTGGATTATTAATGACTTCATATTAATTTTAACGAATGCTATCGAATGGTTAGTAGGAAGTAAAGGATTTACATGGGCATTAGAATTGGCTTCTAGAATAGCAGGTATTTTCTTTGGGGCCGTTCGATTAGTTGCTTCAGTGTTTTCTTCATTAGCAGACATTGTTGTAACTGTTGTAGATGCGTTCTTAGGTTTTAATACCTTGGACATGGATGCAACTATGTGGAATCTTGCCGGCGCTATTAATAATTTTATTGGCAGAGTTGGTAAGTTCTTCGGAATGTCAATGAAAAATATTAGTGCGTTACAGCATTCGGTTATGGCCGGATGTATGTCATTGGTACAGTATTTACAGTATCCTAAAGAATCTCTTATTGAGTTAGGCAAGATACTCTTAGATTTCATTAAAAATTTACCTACTAATATTGTTAATGCGCTTAACTTTATTGGTAAGGGCTTTTTGAACTTGTCAAAGAACATTGTTAAATTAATTGGCGATTTCTTTGGATTCGATACTACAAGCATTTTAAAGAAAATGGACGACATTGCAGCGTCCGTTAGTACGTTCTTTAAGAAAGTTGGTGCTCGTTTCCAGAAAGCCTTTAATGTAATTTGCAATGAAATTTTTGGAGAATTACCCAAAGCATTCTCCGAAATGGTTGACAAGTTTGAGGGTGGCACTGTTCCTGATAAGATTGAAGCTGTACTATCGTTTATTGGAGGCTGCATTAAACGTGGTGTCGGTGCCATTATTGAAGCCGTTGGTGAATTAGTAGGTGTCGATCTTACTGGCTTCAAAGACAAAGTAATAGGTTTTCTTGAGGCTTTTACAGATCAGATGGCCAAACTTAATCCTGGCTGGGAAACTGTTTGGGATACGATTTGCAACATCTTTTGGGGTCTTGTTGATATTTTCAAAGCTTTAGCTGATGCGCTCTTCTATATTATTGGAGAGGTAACAGGCATTGAAAATATGGGACCGGATAAGATACTTGATCTTATCATCTGGATTCTTGAGAAGATGGTGAATGTTGTCGTCTTCTTAGCGACAGGCTTAGGTACTGTTGTAGAGGCTGTTGGACCAGCATTAATCGGCACATTAGGCTTTTTGAAAGATATTTTTGGTCAGTTATGGTCAGCATTAATGTATATTATTGGTGTTGATAAATCTCCAGAAGCTCTTAAAGCTTTGGAAAACATTCGTAGTGTCGTAAAGACCCTCATATGGATATTTATAGCACTTGAAGTATGGAAGTTCTTTAAAGCTGTTCGATGGATGATGGAAGGCTTTGCCGATTTGTCTGATGCATTTACAGGAAGAAGCTTTAAAGGAGTCCTTAGATCCGTTACAAATATGGTACGTAATATTGCTCTTGTGCTGTTTGCTATCGGCATCTTAGCTAACCAAGATATTGGTGGAATTGCTATGGCAGTAACAGCAATGGGTGTTGTTATGTCCATTATAACGGCAGGCTTGAAGAAGATCACTAAAGAATTAGTGAATCTTTCTAAAGCCATGAGTAAGAAGTCCATAAGTGATAAAGACATGGTTGCGGCAATGAAAACCGTGTCCAAGATCATGGGCAAACTCGCTTTATTATCGATAGTAATTACAGTATGCCTGACAATAATGGCAAAGGCCACAAAGAAGTATGGTCCAGATACTATGGGTATTGCTGTAGCAGCACTCGGTGCCATGCTTGTAATTATGCTTACTGGCGTATCTGTTATTACTAAAATCGCATCTAAAGCTGGTGCAAGTGATAAGAAGTTAGCAAAAGTTAATACTATGCTAGCGAAGATTACATTATCTATCACCATTATTTCATTAGCTTTAAATAGAGTAATTAAACAGATTACAGAATCTATTAAAGAAAACGGTGACGATACTGCGGTACTTGACGCCATCATGTTACTTTGTATAAGCATATTTGGTCTTGTAGCTGGGACAGGCATTATTATAGTTGCGGCTAATAAAATTGATACAAAGAAACTTGGTAAGGTTAGTGGTGTAGTTGCTTTAGCAGCTATGGTAATTGCTGGTCTTGCTTTAATGATTAGTAAGTTGGCTAATGAAATCGGTAAAAAGAATGCGGAGACTTTACCAGAAAGAGCTATAATGGCACTAGTCGTGTCAGTTGTTCTTATTGGCGCAGCAATCTTAATAATGCGAGTTGCTATGAGTGATGGATTACCCAAGAAAGCGCAAAAGGTTGCTGATAGTTTAATGAAATGCGTGGCTGCTGTAGCTAGAATTGCTATTACAACACAAGCCGTCTTAGCAATGGTTCTTGGTATGCTCGGTACATTCTATCTTATTTATTTAACAATAGATAAGATGGATTTAGAAGGTATACTTCAGTCCTTTGCTATTACTGTTGGACTTTTCTTAGCAGCCGGACTTTTAGTAGCATTTTTGTCAAACGTCAAAATAGAAGCAGATTGGAAAAATATGCTTTCTTATGCAGGGGCATTGGTTGGCATTGCATTAGCTTTATTGATATTATCAAAAGCTATTGGTATAATAGCCGTTGCAACCATGGCTTTAGAGGCTACTGGTGGTGTTGGTACATTACTTCTAGTATTAGGTATACTTGGAGTTATATTAATAGCTGTTGAAGCGATTAGCAGTTTTATACCAGATAATACTGGTTTACTTCAGCTGTCAGTAGCAATTTTATCTATGGCTGGTGCCTTAATGATATTTGCGTTAGCTATAACATTATTAGCATTGGTTCCTGGCGATAAAGTAAAAGAATTAGCAATAGGAATAGCATTAGCTTTTGGAATTTTAATGGTAGCATTATTAATGCTTGTTAGCGTTGTTTCGTTATTACCGGGCGCGGAAAAGGTATTGAATAGTATTAGTAATGCGGTATTAAAATTTGCTATTGCTGTAGCAATTCTTGTTGTTGTAATTATGGCTTTGACGTTAATCGATAACATTGCCGAAGATCTTACGAATTCGCTTTATGCTTTAAACGAAAAGCTGCCAGAACTTGTAGAGGCGTTAGTAGTAGTTATAGCAACATTACTTAATTCTTTAGCAGATTCATTACTGGACCATGCCGAAGAAATTGGTGAAGGCTTATATAAGTTACTATTAGCAATTGTTGGCGTAGCCGTTGAATTACTTACAAGAATAATAGAAAATGGTATTAAGCCAGTTCTTGAGTTAGCAGGAGAATTCTGGGCAGGCGTATGGCAAGATATTTGTGATGGTTTCCAATCAGTACTTGATTTCTTTATCGGAATAGGTAAGGGAATTGCGGATTTCTTTGTTGGTCTTTGGAACTGGATCCTTGACTTCTTTGGTATTGCATCTCCTTCTAAGAAGTTTATAGATCTTGGCCTTAATATTGTTATGGGCTTATGGGAAGGCATCCAAGAAACTGCAAAAATGGTTTGGGAATTCATTAAGAATCTATTTATTGGTCTTTGGGATCTCATTTGCTCAGTATTTGATACTGTTAAAGATTTCTTCTCTGGCATCATTGATGATGTATGGCAAGGCATTAAGGACGGAGTTGCGACTGTTCGAGATTGGATTAAGAACAAGATCGAGACAATCTGGAATGTTATTAAAGCGCCGTTTGCAAAGGCCTTTAGTTTAGGTAAAGATATTGTTGAAGGCTTATGGAATGGTATTAATAGTGTTGTTGACTGGATCGTTGATAAGATTACGGGTTTCTGTGACAAAGCACTTGGCGCAATCAAGAAGTTCTTCGGTATTTCTTCTCCTTCTAAGGTAATGGCCGAAATCGGTGGTTTCTTGATGGAGGGCCTTGGTAATGGAATTGATTCTGGAGAAGGCGGCGTCATGGATACCATTGGCACTGTTGTTGGCGATGTCGTTAGTGGCTTCTTACCCGTAAGTAATATACCATTAGGCTTCGATACATCTTCAATGCTTAATGGCATTCCGTCAATGGAAGACTTCTCTGTTGATAACTTAACAGTTGGAGACATTGATTACAGTCAGCTTACCGCATTTGATGCTAGTGCGCTCGGCCTTGAGTCTACCTACAACATGGGTGTATCAGCAGACATGCTTAATGGTGTAAATATACCTACCAACTTCGCACCTACTGTTGAAGATGCACAGCTTGAGCAGATCTCTGACGTTAACACTCAGAATACCGAGGAAATTGTCTCTGCTCTTGGAGAAGTTAAAGATGAACTATCTAAGCAGGCCGAGATCATTTCCAAGTTCAGTATTATCCTTGATACCGGTACTCTCGTAGGTGAGTTACGCGATCCTATGGACAAAGCGCTTGGTAACAAGTCCAGATTAGCTACAGGAAGGGGGATTTAACTAATGTATCATTCAATGTACATCGGTGATAAAAACACTTGGGACGACTATGCGTTAATTCCTCAAAATAAGATCTATTTTCCTATAGCGAACCAGAAGACACAGATGGTTGAGATTGAGGGGGCTTCTGGCTCCCTCGATTTCTCTAACTACCTAACCGGTTATCCGATCTACAGTAACCGTACTGGTAGTATTACTTTCTACCTCTTGGATGCAGTAGACGCTAGAACAATCTCCAACTCAGGTTACCCTTACCCACAGAACTACACTTTTTATGACATATTTGATAAGATTCGTGCAGATCTTAATGGTATACAGGCTAAAATCTGGTTGGAAGACGATCCGGACTATTATTACGAGGGTAGAATCAACGTGACCACAACTATGGCTTCTCCAAGGCCGACAATTGTGATTAGTTACAACATTAGTCCCTACAAGATTGCTAAAAATCCGGTTGCTTGGGACCTTAACGGGCTCGGTAGCATGGTAGCAAGACAGATTATACCAGCAGAACTTGCAATTATGCCTGTTTCGCTTAAGTTTACTCTGACTGGAGCTACATCTACTATCAAGTTTACCTGTCCGATGACTGGGATTGAAGAAGCAAGAAGCTTTGCTCCTGGCACCTATGATATTTATGAATGGGTCATTGCCGGAGAGACTGAGATCTTGCTTACGGCGGCTGTTGGGACGACTTTGCACATTGAGTATAATCCAGGGAGGTTGTAATGTATAGCGCTTACGTATACGACTACACACAGTCGACAGTCACACCTATATGCTTCTATACTAGCGCTTCCTCTGATTCACGTCTTGCGCTGTCGGGAGCTAAGTTGTCACTTAAAAAAAATGAGGCTGGTTCATTCGGCTTCAAGATGTATCCTGGCAATATAGGTAACGACTACTTCAAGACACTCACCTCAGTTATTGAGATTAAAAAAGACAATCAAATTTATTGGCGAGGACGAGTCATCAGTGAGGAAAGAGATGCATACGATAACCGTACCATTACGTGTGAAGGCTCTCTTAACTTCCTTCTTGACTCTGTCCAGCTGCCAATGCATGTACATAGCGGCATTCTAACGTGGCTTCAGTATCTCTTGACTACTGACTACCACGATAGTGAAGCTCCTGAAGGACAATATCATCGCTGCCACAATTATTACTACACGTCGAATGACACGTACAAGCAGTTCGCTATTAAGTACTTCGATCCTTCTATCGAGTTAACTGAGGCAACCGACTGGTACGCGAATTACGAGACGACGGGAGAACTACTGAAGAATGTACTTGAGGCGTATAACCTCAAAATGGAAGTAACTTACGAGAATGGCATTAACAATCTCAGCTTCTACAAGGACTACCCTACGCAGTATATCTCTCAACAGACCATTACGTTCGGAAAGAACCTCATCAGTTTTACTCGTAACTGGGAAGTAGATGAGTTGGCGACAGTAGTAATCCCGACTGGTAGTAAGATTGACGCTGGTGATGAGCGTCCTACTTACCCTTATACTCCTCCGGAGCTGGATTGCGTTACAACAATTGAGTCGGTGAACCAAGGAAGTGTCTTTCTTGAGGCAGACTCTGATGTAATCGCCAGGTATGGTAGGATCTATAAGAAGATAGACTGGAGTGATATTTCTGAACCGGCTAATCTTTTGGATTTGGCTCAGAATTACCTTCAGAACTATCAGTTTGACGGAATGACTATTGAGATTGAGGTGTTTGACCTTAGTCTCATGATGACTGGTGGCGAGAAAGCAGCTAATGAGCTTAGGCTTCTTGGTACGGTTCATTGTGTATCACAGTTCCATGGCCTTGATAAGACGTTCCCGATTACTGAGATGGAGATTGACTTCAATAAACCCGGTAATACGAAGTTCGTTCTTGGAGAGGCTACTGATACGAGCTTGACTGGTACGATGGAGAGTAGCAACAACGCTACGTACAAAGCTATCGACGCCAATAGCTCGTCAGCATCGGAGATCTACAACTCTGTAGAGACAGGACTGGATGATAAGATCGATGAAAAACTCGAACCTTATGATACAGCAACAACTATCCATAGTTGGGTTCTTAATAACTGTTATCAGAAGTCTGAGACGTACACTAAGTCCGAAGTATCAACAGAAGCAGCAGCTCAAGCCCAAACGGTTTATTCAAATAACATAACTGGTTCTATGGCAGCTGCTACTGAAGCTGCAGTCGAGCAAGCTAAGACTAATGCTACGACATTAATTAATGGCTTCGGTGACGGTGGTTATGTAATCTTTAAGCAAGGAACCACAACATCTCAAGGTAAGACAGCTGTAAATGAAATCATTATCTCTGATAGGCAGAATTACACAGCTAGTGATGCTAAAGTTTGGAGATGGAATTACCAAGGTCTTGGATATTCTAGTACTGGTTATAGCGGTACATATGGAACAGCTATTACTTCTGATGGAACGATTGTCGGAAATTTCATAGCAGCTAACAGTATGAATGCTAACCGAATAGCTACTGGTACTTTTACTGCCGACTATATTAATGGTGGTACTATCACTTCGCTTGACAGTGATGCTGGTGGGCGCCATAATATGGTTCTTAACCTGACAAACGGTCATTTCTTTGCTAAAAACTTAGCTCTTGAAACGCCAAGTGATATTGTTTGTCAAGGGACACCAAGTGATGCTTATCTTTACTTAGGTACATCTAACTGGAATCAAGCATCTATTTGGTCCAATGGTTCGACGACTGTTAGTGTAGCTGGATATACTTCCGGTGCTTGGAGATGTATCCTTGGTAGTCACTTCGGCGTTACGTCAGATGGTGTTGTAGCTTGTAACTACATGAAAGCTGGCAATGTGCTCGTTGGTGGTGACTTCTTACGGACGGCAGTATCTGGGACAGTCTTAGGGAATGCTGGTACGTTCTTGTTGTCAGGTACAAACTCAAGTACACTATTTGGTAGCGAAGGCACATATGCCGTAGCAGGGGCATCTAGATCTGACTGGCGACTTACTGTTGGTAACAACTTTGGTGTTACTGAAGGTGGCGTATTATATAGTAACTTTGGACAGTTTGCAAACGCTAATGTTGCTGGAACAATCAGTGCTAGTTCATTTGTTACTGGTTATATTAATAGCGGCGGTACATCTATTACTTTAGGCGAAGATGTTATTGAGAATAATGCATCTGTTCAAACTAATACTCTTCGTATTGGTACTACCGGAACTGTTGGCTGGTCTGGCGGTTATATGACAGTTGAGGTTACTGCCTTTATTGAAAGCAGTGGCACAATGGATAATGCTATGACTGTTAACTTCTATCTTGGTGTATGGAAAAATGCTTCGGTCTACAATAATACACCATCATTAGCATCAACATATGCCAGCGATCCTAGCTATTTTAAAGCTAGTAACTTTATAAGAGCTAATAACTCTCCGTATTCTGTTACAGTACAAGCGAGTGGAGCTAGAGTTACTATAACATGCACTATGCCATTTAGCTCACCAACAGCATATGATTCGTCTGGCCGAGTTCCTGTTTGCGTGTATATAGCTAATAAATATGACGCCAGTGTTTCATTACCTAATTATAATAGTTATTGGGCTACTCCAGCAGATACACAGATACCTAACTCAGATAGAATGTCCGTGTATAAAACTACTGGTGGAACAGTTCATAAAGGTTTAGCTATTCAAGGTTCTATAAGACCTGCTAATTCTGGTGTTGAATTACTTGGTGGTATGAGTTATCTTTGGAAACAGCTTTATGCTACATCTGGATCTATTTACACTTCTTCTAGAATGCGTAAGTATGACATTACAAATCTTACGGATAATTTTGACATATTTTTCGATAGATTACGTCCTGTTAGCTTCCGTATGAAAGATGAAGAGGATAAGAGAAAGCATAATGGCTTTGTCTTAGATGAAGTAGCAGAGGCATTAGCAATCGCACAAATACCTAAGGAAGACTTTGCTGGTTATGAAGTATTTAACGCAGGTAATCCTTTAGGAGATGGTGGCTTACGTTATAGTGAGTTCATCGCCATTAACACACAGCAGATCCAGAAACTTAAGAAAAGAGTGAGTGAATTAGAGAAGCTCGTAGAAGAGCTAGAAAGGAATAAGAATGAAAGTACAACTTAGTTTTAAAGAGATCAATGGCATGATTCCTGTCATGTCCCATTTATTGCAGGAGAAACTGCCGTATGATATTTCTTATCAATTGTATCAGATGGGAAAGACGATGGATGAGGCCAACGACTATTTCGTTAAACACTACAAAGAGATCCAGGAATCCGAGTCTGATACAAAGAACGACGAGGTTAACAAGCTTGCTGAGACGCGTGTTGAGTTAACCGTTGACAAACTCGAGAAAGAGAGCTTCTTCAATGCCCTGAAGGCAGCCAATGCTAACATAAGCGCGGCTGATATCCTTATGCTCAGCAAGATCGTTGAGAATGACGTTGAAGAGGGTGGATTCACGATTCTCGAATAACATTGTTGACTTGTCGCCGAGGAATAGATATTTAGCGCCTCCTTAAGTGAATCGATAAAATTGCATGGGTGTAGAGCTTCATAGTGGCTTTACACCCTATTCCTCGGTTTACAAGGGCTATCTTTTTTGACATATTTTCAACCGCAGCATAAGCATTGCTTCTAATGAAAGGAATGGTATAAAGGAGGTATACACTATGATTAATATGTACGCTTTACTTGCACTAATAACTTTAATGGCTATTAGCAAGCTAATGGACATGGAGGAGGCAGCATAGCCTCTTCTTTTTTCGCAAGATCTGCACCTTTCTTAGTGGAAAGGACTAGAGGGGAGTACCCCGCTGATGGTGTAATGGGTAGCACGCACGAATTAAGTAGTGAGGCGGCAGTTTCAAAGCTGTCTGAACGCCTTTCTTTTTTTTCTTTTCGCAATATAAGCAATTAGCATAATGAAATAAGAGAGCTTAAAAGAAATTTTAAGGAGGATACTATTATGTTTAAAATGAATTTAACGAGAGAGGATCTTAAGAAAGTAAGTGGAGAAGATCTTGCTAGACTGATTAATATTACTAATATGAGTATTGAAGAAGGTAAAGAGCTTAAGAGCATTTGTCCAGTTGAGACCGATTTCAACCGATGGGATTGTGAGATCGAGGAATGGACTGAGCTTCTTGGAGCATTAACCGAGGAGTATATTGATAGAAAGAGGAACGGCGGAGATTTAGAAGGTTATGAAGAGACTTTGATGATAATTGATTACGACTGATAGACCAAGAGAGTTTAACAGCTCTCTTATTCTTTTTTCTCTAATTTTAACCGCAGAATAAACATAGCCTATAATGAAATAAATAGGAGAGTTAATTTAAGAGATTAAAGGAGGATACTATTATGAAGACTTATTTGGAGTATTTGAAGGACGAGGAATTTAACCTGGAGATGAACATGAATTTAACTGATATGACGGACGAACAGTACGAGTATCAGAAGGATAGATTGGCAAGTATAAAGGCGAGAATTGATGAACTTGAAACTGAAGATGATGATTGATTAAGAGTATTTGATAGGAGAATTAACAACTCTCCTATTTATTTAGCAAGGATTATTTTTTTTTCTCCTTGGACGTAGTGAGAAGAGACCAGATGGCCTGACTGACCGCAGCATGAGCAATGCCTCTAATGAAATAAAACAAAGGAGGAATTGATTATGAAAACTTTTAAAATTGTATACCATGCAGAATTAAGATATAAGCAGAGGTGCGGTAATAAACCAAACGATAAGAGCTGGAAACAGTGTATGCAGGAGAAATTAAATGAAGGAAGATTATTAACTGCTAATACATTTGATGATGAGCATTATCGAAACTGGTATTTTCACCGTGCTACTGAAAGATCTGATGAGCGAGGTGAGATTGGATTAGTACTTTATAATTACGAAATCTTTGTAATTAATAAGACGGAGTCTATTGTGATTACATACGTTACTATGGAAGACTATACATGGTTTAGGAAACTAGTACAAGTAGGAGCATAATAGGCTCCTCTTATTTTTTTTTCGCAAAATTCTCGCGTTTCTTAATGAACTAAATAACTTTAAATTTAAGGAGGACTTTATTATGGCTAATATTATTAAAGAGCTTAAAGGAAAGGCCGGACATTTAACCACATTGGTTGAGACCGAAGGTGAATACTTTTATGTTGATTCGGGCTATACCTGGGATCATGGGTATGAGACGATGGCATTTGAGTCGACACCACAAGGTGAGGTAACCAGTTGGCGAGATGTGGTATGTAGACTTTATGGGTCTTATGAAGAGATGGCTTCTGGCCACTATGAAGTAATTAAAGATTTGGAGCTATTAATGAGTGAAGATGAAGATTAGGGCTACGGCCCTTTTCTTTTTCGCAAAATTCTCCTGTTTCTTAATGAAGTAAAACTTTAAAAGGAGGATGACATTATGTTAACAGTTATTGTATTGTTGATTGTTGCTGGAATTCTTTATAAGGAATTTTCAAAGGTAAGGGACGAGAAGAAGTCAAGAGATGCTGTAAGAGCAGATCTGAGTATTATCGAGCTTAACGCGTGTAAGTTGCGTGAGGACTTGTATAACAAGGGAAACGCAGACTATGACACGGTTAACAGACTATACCAGATTGAGACTTTGGCTAAGGGGCTTCAGACCGGCCTTGTCGGTACGGAAATTGCGGCGAAGAAGAAGTAACAGACATACGCGACTGGAGGAGCGCAATGCTCCTCTTTTTTTCGCAAAAAGTGCTACTTTCTTAATGAACTAAATATTTTTAAGGAGGTACCGGTATGTATGGGACTAATATTCTTGATTTGGGGAATGGCTTTAACGACGATATTTGTATTATCGGACACGGTTGAAGACTTCCTAGATGCGAGAGAAGAGAGAAGACATAAGCGGCGACAAAGAGAAAGATATTGGAATCTTAAAGATTAGGGCTACGGCCCTTTTCTTTTTTCTTTTCGAACGTAGTGAGAAGAGGTTGAATGCCTTCTACGACCGCAAAATCCTCCGCTTTCTTATTGAAAGGAAGTACGAAAAATTTATGATATTTAGGAGGTATTTAATATGAATAAGAAAGCTAAGATTGCGATTATTGTATTGGCAACGTTGTTTGGAAGTTTGCCACTGGGAATTATCGCGTGGTTGGTATGTAATTATATTGAAAAGAAGTAAACGTCTGATTTTCTAGTATCCCTCCTTTCTGGTTATGGACTATGCAATTGGGCATGGCCCATAGCTTTTTGACATATTTTCTCGCAGGAAACGCAACGTATATTATGAACTATTATTAACATTAAGGAGGTAGAAGTATGAAGGACTTTATTTGTGTACATGTGGTAGCAGTTAACGGAGAGGAACAGGAGAGCGATAAGTTAGCCTACATGGTTATAGACAATGATATTGTGCATGCGGTATCGGATGAACATAACTTTGATAGAGGTAATGCTTCGCTAATGATTAGTTATCCCGGTGTTAGTGTACCAGTAGTAATTGAAGTTGAAGAGCCTATCGAGGATGTTATTGCGATGGTGAACAATTGTAGAAACGGGGCGTAATGCCTCTTTCTTTTTCGCAAAAATCGCACAGTGTATAATGGACTGAATAAAATAATTTTTGGAGGTAAAAGTATGAAACGAGACACAAAAGTTACTTTAGTAACAGCATTAACTACAGGAGCTATAACAGTTATAGCCACAGCATTTGGTATTTGGAACCGTAAAGTAGGCCTTGAAGAAGGCTACGAAATAGGCCATAAGGACGGAGTGCTTGAAGGTTGTGAGTATGGCTGTAACAGTGTTAATGAAGCACGAGACGAACAGGAGAAAGTTTTAAATGAATCTGAGAGTTAATCTCAGTCCGGCCTATAGGGGTTGCATTATGCAGCTCCTATAAGTTTTTCAAAATGAGATCTCAAAAATTCCCGGGTGGGAAAATTCACAAAAACAAAGGAGAAAAAGTATGGAAAGTATGGAATTGTTTAGACTTAGCGGTGAAATAATGGAAGAAGCTTTTGAAAAATTGGATTGGATTATGGAAAACCGGCCAGACGATCCTATATTCGAGGGACAAAATGAATATGTTGTGTTTCCTTTTTATCAAATTAATGCGCTTGAAGTTTTATCAAATGCTGCTAATAGGCTGGCTAATATCAAGCGAATCTACTCCAGACCTAATGGAAAGACAGTAATTGTAATTCTTAACGCAAAGGTTATAGAAACCGTTTCAACTACTCTCGATCCTATTTTAGCGCTAAAAGTTTCCTGGGAGGAGGTATAAGTATGGACACTAAAAAAGCTATCGAAATTATTACAGGAGATGAAAGCTATCCGAGCACAATCATTGAAGCAACATTATATTTGCTAAGTCTTAAGGAGGCTAAAACCGGTAAATGGATCTACCATCCGGCATTTGATGGCACACACAAGAATGTTAAAGCATGCTTTGAATGCTCAAGTTGCCATGTCTGGATACCCACAGAGGGTTTCCATAAGACTAAGTATTGCCCGGATTGTGGTGCTGAGATGAAGGAGGTATAAGTATGAAGCCACTAAACAAAAAAGACAAGATCGAACGAGCAATGGCTAACTTATCCCAATTTGAGCAGGAAAAGATGCTACAGGCGTGGAATATCGTAAAGATATTTGTTAGCGATGTAGATGCAAAGAGACCGTGGATCTATTGGGAGGATGTTAAGAAAGTTATTGAAAAGATCTATAAAGATTATGATCTTTCAGATGATCAGCACGCTATACTACAGACATTTATGCAACATCTTGAACAGAAGGTATGGATGCCGTAAAGGAGGTATAAGTATGGGTTTCAGGTTATCTAAAAAGAAGCGAAAGGACGTTAACGCGTGTATCAGCTTGATCAAGCAGTTGGGTTGCGATGATATTCACGAGTTCTCAGAGATTGCAAGAGGTCTTGGCCATCACATTACAACAAGGGACTATCCAACTGACAGTATCACCTGTAAGGATGTTATCGAGTTGATGGATTCAACGCAAAGGCTTGTTTTATACACGATGATTGATGAAGCTTATAAAAAAGGACTTAAAGAGGGGGCAAAAGTATGACTATTACACTTAGCGAATTGTTGGTAGGACTGTGTATTATTGTTTCTATTGTTATGCCGTTACTGTATAGCGTTGTGGTAACAGTGTTGTACATTAAGGAGATTCGTACGAACAAGCAGCTCCAGCACGATTACAACCAGCTTGAGGAGCTTGCAGATCGTAAGATTAAGCGTCTGGAGGAACAGAACGCGGGAGGTAGCCGGCCCCGAAAAAGTGGAAAGGACGACGGCATCACGTGTGGGTTCGCGATCCCCAAAGAAGATCGTAAAGAAGAAGCACAAGAAGGTTAAGAGGTTCACGAAAGATATTTGTATGGAGATTAACTATGAAAATGTACAAAGTAGTATTTGCTGATGGGAATGTTACGGCTGATATTTGCGAAAGCCCGATATGCAAAGAGCTTCAGAACAAGATCATCCCTAACTTTGATAAGAAGCAATTCATGTTCTTTACTGAAGCTGTTAATGAGGTAGCAGCCAAGATGTACTTTAAGTTTGCGTTCATGATATTTTTAAGAGAAAGGGGACTGGTTATATGAATGCTACCGTTACGGTTTTAGTAATTACCTTTGTCGTATTAAGTGTACTCATGGGTTGGCTTATGGATAAAGTTAATGACAAAGAGCATGAAATTTATAAGGCACTTCTTGATCTTACTGCTAAGGCGATTAAGAATTGCGATGAACTCTCAAACATTTGTAAAGAACAGAATAAATTATTGGAGGAATTGTCACATGATAACAAACTTCTTACGGATCAGCTTAACTCAAAATCAAGCGATTGCATTCATTGTCCTTATGTCACTGGTGTTCTTACTGGGCGTGATGATTGGTCGGTGCCTTATCCCGAAGGAACACATTAAGTACTACGGCAAGCTTGTAATTGAGCCGGATAATGCAGGAGCGCTTGTGGATCTTGATGATATTCCGAAGAACGTAATGGGAGGCGCTAAGGACGGCCAGGACTTCGGTATCACCGTAATCCGTATGCCTATTGATGAGTATGTAAGGAGGAAGGAAGTGAAGAAGAATGAGGACGATTGATGCAGATGATTTACAGAATAAAGTTCAAGGATGGTATGGTAGGACAAATTTTAGTGCAGACGGAATTTTAAGCATTGTAGAGTCAGAAATCATCAATGCTCCTACTATCAACTCTTCTACCTGGATTCCTGTTACAGAGAGATTGCCCGAAAAGGAAGGAGAATATCTCGTCACTTGGAAGTGGGAAGACGGAGAGTTGCATATAGGAACGAATTCGTGGTCTCCAAAAGCGCAGAATTGGGCAGCATTCAGAACAATAGCAGAAATTACCGCTTGGATGCCCTTACCGAAACCATACGAAGGGAGTAAAGAAGAATGCTGACGAATGAACGAGAACGGAAGATATGCAAAAAGTATTCGGCAAGAGATGACAGAGGATTTGTTCATTGTAGCAAATGCCCTTTACGCAGAGGAGAACCGCAAGAGTTTAAATGCAAGGCAAATAGTCATTATGACAGAAAGCAAAAAATATGGGAATTTGATAGACAGGGTTTATGGTGGAAGGGAGTGAAGAAGAATGATCGATGAAGAGTATGCTAATACGCCGGCTGTTTGTTACGAAGAATGTGAAGACTGTATGTGCGCAAGTTGCTCTAAGAACATAGATTGTCAAGCTTGCGCTTGTTGTAACATGTACCAAAGGTTTCCTACCTGCGGAGAGGACGAATGCCCTCATAATTGGTGATGAAAGGAGATTAAGTATGGATGAACCTAAGAAATATATGTATGTGCCGGTTGTTGCTGTTAAAAACTTTATAAAGGGCCATTACTGGTTGACCTCAGATTTCGATGAGCTTGTTGATAATTACGGCATTGAAGTTGTGCACTATAAGAATAAAATCTCAATAAGCGACGAAGATGCTTCTATGTTTGAAGGATATTCTGTTCTTACTGTTGAAGAGTATGCCAAACAGCGTGCTATAGCTGGGTTTTCTGAAGAAGCGGGAAAGCATGTAAAATGGACAGGTGTCGAACATGACAACTTTACAAAGTCTACAGAATACCGTTTTGACATCATGATCGGTGAGATTCCTAAGCGGTATCAGAAAGGAGAAAAAGATGATGGACAAACCGGAAGTAATAAAAGTCTTGAAGGATCTGATAGCTTGTGGCTTGGAACGAGTCGCTGATGCCGGAGATCCAATGGAGAACCATTCTGTGACTGTTCAGGATGCTTTACGTTATGCTGTTGACTATATGGAAGGGCGCATTAAGGATGAGGCTTTTTCAACAGTCTATCCGGATTGGTTCTTTCCGAAGATCGTCTGTGCTAATGTAAACTGCAAATACAACGGCTTCAGGAACATGTGCGATCGCCCACAGGTCAGACTCAATTATCGTCATCTTCATACGACTAACGAAGGCCTTGTTGATGTTTACGAGTGTAAAGATTATGAGATTCGGGAAGATGTAAAACAAGTTAATTCTCTTGAAGAGTTAATGGAGTATGTTCATAAGCATTCTGTATATGGAGCTGCATGCAAGGAGGAAACATGATTTACAATTTACCAAAGGCATCAGATTTACGTAAGTTTTGCGAGAATCGCGATAAGATTAATAAACTTAAAGCAACCATTATTAATAAATTGTCAGATGAAGAGCTTGATACGTTTTCGATGAATATTGACGTTATGTCATACAGTGACTACGTAATTGGCCAAGTTGTTATATGGTTAACATCTAAAGGCTATAAAACTGCGTATGACAGAGGTGATTCTGGTCATGATGGCCCATATGCCTGGCTTCATATTGAATGGTAGTCGCAAGATGAACACTCCTCTTAATGAAATAAATCTTTAAAGGAGGTACTTAGTATGGGTATTAAAGGACTTAATTGGAGATGCATTATCGGTAAGACGAAGGAAGTAAGAAGACCTGAGAAGAGCGAAGAGGAACGTAGAAGTTTCATCGAGCAGCACACGGTAACTGTTGATATTCCTAAACAAGAGGAATGGAGACCGTTAACGATGAACGAGTTGCTTGATGCAGGAATCTACTACTAAAGCTCTGAAAGGGAAGGACAACTTCCTTCTCTTTTTTTGACATATTCGTAAAATTCTCACATCTCTTAATGACTAAATAACTTAAAGGAGGACACGACATGAGTAAAAAGGTTAGTAGAACTGATGAGGCTGCTGACGAACTGATGAAGGTGATCAAGAAGGAAAGCGAAAGGTATGATGGTCTTGAGGACGCTAAGGCGCGGAAAGACTCAGCTGAAAGTATGGCAGCGCTTGCAGAGAAAGTGCAGAAGCTTGAAGACACTAACGTTACAAAACGTAGTGGGTGGAGAGACTTCTTCGCTAAGGTTGGAGCGATTGCAGCAGAAATCGGACTGGGTGTAGCCGGCTTGGTGCTGACTCAGAAGAACATTAAAGAAACTCGCGAGTACGAGGAGGAACATGTCATTAGAGGTGAAGCAGATAAGGCAGTCACGAAGAACGCCTTGAACGCGAATGAGAAACGTCCAAAGGTATTGAAGGTTATGAAGTGGTGAGCATATGGGGCGCAATGCCCCTTTGCTTTGAATTTTGACATATTTGGAGGATGGGTCGCAAAATTTGCAGCGATAATAATGACACTAAATCTAAGGAGGTATAAAGTATGCAGAAGAGTGCGATTTGGAGTATTGTAGCAGGTGCGCTCGGAATACTTGGCATTGGTGCGGAGATCATAGCACACAAAGCTGAGTGTGATGAGATCACAATTGCAAGATGTGAGCAAATTTGGCTCTCGCAGAGACCGGACGATGAGGAGGTCACAAATGAGGAAGAGAAAGAGGCGTAAGGCCTCTCTCTTTTGTCACAAAACTTACAACAAAAGGAGAAAAAGTATGCCTATTGGAAAACCATATGCAATAAGAATCAGTCGTGTAAGTCAGGCAAAGGCAAATCGTGGGTATTATATTAATTTGGGTGAAAACTTCGGCGGCGGTGCGTACAAGCCTAAGTATGTTGAGTTAGTACCACAGGGTAAGGAAGCACTTACATTAGTGTTTTACAACGAGAAAAAGTGTAAGAACGATGGTCGTTGGCTTCTTGATCAGAACAAGAAGAGAACTAAGGTCGCTTATATGGACGGCTTGGAGAACTTCATCGGAGAGTACGCCAATTGTGCGTTTGGGACGAAGTTGCATGATGGCGGTATGGTGTTCCGGATATTCAGTAGTGACCGTTCAGTCTTCACTCATCTTTATTCAAAGCATAGCGGCCAGACTGTAGAAGTAAAGAAACAGGAAGAACCCGGCCCTGATATTTTTGAGAAGTGCTTGAAGGGAGGCGTGAACGAGGATGCTGTTGTTGCAGAAAAGAAAGTGCCTATGTCTTACTGGGCTAGAAAGCAGGAACAGTACAACAACATCATCTTAGATCCGATCAAGAAAGATATTGCATCAATCGAAGAAGAGATCGCAAAGCTTCAAACAAGAAAAGAGAAGCTTGAGACGACTTTGGAGGTGATGGGCAAACTCTATTCGAAAGGAGCGATCAAGTTACCATGATATTTTGGAAGACGGTTGCTGTAATAGGGATCTTACTCTTAATGAGCATCTCAGCTTCATTAAGCAAGATAGTTGATATTTTATGGAGGAAGAGACAATGAAAAATGTACCAGCGTTGTTTGTAAAGGCAGCCCAGGCGTTCATGAAGACACATAAGCACCAGTTGATATTTGCTGGAGGGGTTGCTGGGACGCTTGCTACGGGTGCTACAGGTGTCCGTAGCGGCATCCGGATTGAGAAGAAAAGGCGTGAGCAGGAGATTCTGAAAGGAGATCTCACTAAGAAAGATATTTTAAAGATTGCTCTGCCTGAATTAGTGCCTGTGGCATTGTCTGCAGGCGGTTCAATCGGGTGCCAGACAGCCAATTTAGTAAGCTTTACGAAGGAGGTTAATGCACTCACGGCCGGCATTGCGTCTTTAAGTACGCAGATTGACAAGATGAAGGCTGCTGAGCGTGATATTTTAGGTCCTGAGAAGGCTGAAGAGATCCAGAAGAAGGCTATGGAAGCGCCTTCAGAGGACATTGTATCGGCTTCGCCGACCGGTAAGTATTGGTTTAAGGACGTTTATAGTGGTGCAGAGTTCTATACAACTATGGATGCAACACTTGAAATGTTGTATAATGTCCGAGCCCGTCTTACATGGGAAGATGTAACGATCAATGAGATGTACATGTACCTGGAAAAGGGCGATTCAAGGAACCTTTACAACAATTCCGGCGAATATTTAGGCTGGAAGAGTGGTAAAACTAACTTCGAATGGCGCTTTGGAGATGGTCATCTTGAGTGCGGTATGCCTTGTAGGACATTATGGTATACAGAGCCGTTTTGTCTACTTAACAGGATGTATTAAACCGCAAAAAACGCAGAGTTCTTAATGAGGTAATAACCTCGGGAACATTTTAATGAAACTAACAAAAATAGGAGGATTTCACTATGAATGAGAACGAGAACATTATGATCAACGAGGAGAACATTGAGGTTACTCCCGAGAACACGGAGATTACAACGGCAGTTGATGCCGAGACCGGTGAAGAGGTCTATGTAACTGGCTTAACGACTGGAGAGAAGGTTGTTGGAGTTGCCGGAGCCGGGTTGGCTATTTATGGCGCGGTGGATCTGAGCATTAAGGGCTTCAGACTCATCAAGAACAAGGTAGCACCCAAGGTGAAGGCGGGCTTCAAGAAGATCTTTGGAAAGAAGGAGCCGGTTGTAGAGACTACAGCCGAGATCGTTGAGACTACTGAAGAGTAGTCCCCGAGTTCCCGAGGAGGAGAGGCGCAATGCTTCTCCTTTTTTTTCGGGAAAGAGAGGATACTAAATGCAGAATCTTAAAAAGTTTTTATCATTATTCACTATTCGTGAAAGGGCTATGTTGTCAATCGAGTTTGCAATATTCTTTATCACATTGATATTGTTGGTGCACGCGCTACGAGATAAGAGTACGAAGCACATTGAGGTTGAGCCTAGTCCTACACCAACACCTACGGACATCGTGATATTTATATCGAAGCCTACTAGTACACCTACACCAACACCTAGTGCGACTCCAACAGTAACACCTACGCCAACCCCAACGCCCACAATAGAACTCACAGTTCCACCTAGAGTTAACGGGTACGATAAGGGTAAGCCTGGTGCATATGTCTGTGAGACGAACGGTAGGCATAAGTTCAAACCGTACACAGATTACCGGAATTACAACGCTAAAGGTACGCAGCAACATGCATTACAGAAAGTCGCTATGACGGACAATTATGGCATTCGTATCTGTGTTGATATTTTCGGACAGACACGCTATTGTATAGCATTAGGTACGGCTTGGGCAGGCGGTCAGCCTTCAGACATCGGCAGATGTATTGATATTTACATGGAGAACGGGGAAGTGCTCTATTGTGTATTAGCGGATGTCAAGAAAGTGGAAGACACGTATGCCTGTAAGTATGGAAAAGAGAATAACGATCTGATCGAGTTCATCGTTGACGAGTGGATTCTGAAACGGGAGACAAATGTGCACGGTGATGTGAGTGTAGCAGATCCGAAGTTCGAAGGCGAAGCGAAAGGAATGGTGGTGCATGACTACTTTATAGAAGGTTTTGGAGGTTGATATTTATGGTTCAAACTATACTGATTGGGGTTGTGATTGTGCTGCTAATATTCGATCTGTACTTTGATATTATCGGTGCAAGCATCTCCAGGGAAAGCGACTGGTACGTGTTGCAACTCGTGGAGGAACTCAAGAAACAGGGTTTATTAAAGGAGAACAAAGATGATAAATCCGAAGAAGAACGGCCCGTGTAAGGGCTGTACAGAACGCTCAGTAAGTCCTAATTGCCACGATCCTAACATCTGTGAAAAATGGGCTATACATGTGGCTGAATGTGATGAGCATTACAAAATGTGCGAGGAACGAAGGCGTAAGAACGCGCAGTTTCTTGGTTACATGCATGAGGATAAAAACAAAAGAGAAAGGATGAAAAGGTATAAGAGATGAGAGCACTAAGATGTGATCGGTGTGGACGATTTTATGAACGAGCACCTGGAAGAAAATATGACGTTAAGTTTACCTTTTCTAGCTGTTCGTTAGATTTATGCCCAAAATGCAGTATTGAACTTACAGTTTGGATGGAAAAATACAAGGAGGAAGCAAACGATGTTCAACAGGATGTACAACCGTGTAGCGGAGAGAGCTGCAGCGAAGGTGTATGCGAAGCTGACGGAGGGTCAGGAGAAGAAGGAAAAGAAGAAGTCGACAATCAAACAGTTGATCTCTAATCCGGATGACTTTGTCCTTACGATGTGGACAGAGGGTGACGAGGTACGTATTAAGCTTACTAAGAAGGAGGCGTATAAGCCCTATGGCGATGCCAACGTATGATGAGGAGTACGAAAACCTCATGAAGCAGCTCCTTGTGAAGGAGAAACCGGCTAAAGACGGTGTTAATAAGAGTCATGGACCTAACCCAGCAGCTTCGTTTGCGATGCGTAAGAAGCAGGCCTTAACTGCGGCAAGAGAACTTGGGTATGACGAGGACATTAAAGACCGCGTTAGGGACGCTACGAACGAGTTACAGATCAGTAGAGCGTTAGCAGAAGGCAGACATCGTAAGTTCGATAAAATGCCTCGTGACACTGACTACAGTCCGACCGGGCGCAAGAAACGCAAGGACTATAATAGGTAAGCTAATCAGCTTATCTTTTTTCTGAAATTATATTTAAGGAGGAAGCGAATGACAAGCGGTAATCTGTTTAGTACAGGAAATGTAACGTACAGCGTTAACTTTACCGGGTGTGTAGTGACATTAATAAGAACGGTTATACCCGATGGCACCAATTATTTGCAAAGTGTAACCCAGTATCACAACCTTACGTATCCGGTGAATGTATGCGACGTTGTTGTGGATCATGCTGTAAGTGTGGTTGAAATTCATCTTGATAATGATTGTGACGATCTTTATTCATTTGGAGAGATCGAGTCGTTCTTTGTTGCTAATGAGCCCGAAGAAGACATCGTCAACCATCCCAGTCATTACCAGTCTAACCAGGGTATCGAGGTGATCCAGGTAATTGGAGCATTCACAGAGGATCTTGTAGGCATGGAAGCGGTGTGCACTGCGAATGTCTTGAAGTACGTCTGTAGATGGAAAAAGAAAAACGGTATCGAGGACCTGAAAAAGGCCGAGTGGTACTTAAAGAAGTTAATTGATATTAAGGAGGCAGAAAGCAAATGAAGTTTCATCACATGGCGATTGTGGCAAAGGAATTTGTAAGAGGCCATAAGAGCGAGATCGCAACAGGTGCCGGTGTAGTTCTTGAGTTGGCAGCAGTTGGTCTGACTGCAAGAGCTACAGTTAAGGCAAAGACTGACGCAGACGCATTAAAGAAGCGTCTTGATATTTTGTGGGCTGAGGTTGAGGCTCTTGAGGAAGGTCCTGAACGCGAAGCACAGCAGAAGGAGATGGAGAAGAATGAGAAGAAGGAAATCCGGAAATGTGTTCGTCACGTTGCTAGATATTACATCTGGCCTGGCATCTGTACACTTGGTAGTATTGCGCTCTTCGTCTTCAGCGTTAAGAACGGTCGTAAAGAGATCCGTAATCTCTCAGCAGCGTTAACTGCTCAGTTGGCAGCAGAGAAGATCCGTAAGGAGCGCGCTAAGAAGATGCTTAGCGAGGACCAGTTCAACGAGTTGTATTATGGCATTAAGAAGTCAGGCAAGACGTACGAAGATGCGAACGGTAACGAGCATGAACTCTACGAGTATTGTGTGCCGGTCGATAACAACTTCGATGCGGCTGTTGGTCCGCAGAAGATCGCAGTAAGCAAGCACGCATTGATATTTGACAAGAACTGTCGTGAGTGGACCAGGAACTGGGATTATTGCATGACCTGGATCAGAAAAGTTGAGGATTGGGCTAACCAGAAGGTTCTGAGTGATGGCTATGTACGTCTCAATGATATTCGTGAGTATCTTGGTGATCGTTCGTACGACAACTGGGACGAATGTGAAGATCTCGGTATTGTGTTTCATCCTGAGTTTGCTCAGTCTCAGGTGCAGTTCGAGATATTTGAGATGATGGCACCGGATCAGGAGTGGAACGAGCCGAAGTATGTCATCGAGGTTAACTACGAGAACATCAAAGGCAAGATCAACGGCGCGATTAGAGCGCTTAATGAATAAGGAGGAAGCATATGAGTAAGGTGATTCACGAGATTAAGGTACGTTTGACGAAGGTTGTTGAGGTGCCTGATGACTTCCCTGAGCAGATCAGTTACGATTGCCTGCACAGTGGTGACTACATCAGAGAGCACGGAGACAGAGTGCCTAAGAAGGCGGTGTACAGCTTGTATGCCGCTATTTCTCCGTTGATCAGCAACTTCGATAAGGTTGATATCGACAAGATGCAGATGTTCGTTACTGAGGAGGACAAGCATGACGATTCAGGAGAAGAGAAGGAAAGTATGGGAGATGTACCCGTCGACGGATTGGCACAAAAGAGTGGAGCGAATGCCTGATCGGCAGATCTATGCCATTTACGAGACAGCAAAAAAGCCCGGTGGGAGACTTGACGAAAACATGCGCAAAGTTCTCAAGTCTCTCTCCTTGAAACCAGGATACCCGAATTACATTGACGGTTTACAGGCTTGGGAGATCTACGAACTGTACCAGCGTATCGAGGCTGATATCCCAGTCATAGGTGCTCCGATCAAGCCTACTGAGATGTACCGCCAGGTATCACTATTTGAACTAGGAGAGTTTGATCATGGCTGAAGTGTATATGTCCAACACACTGAAAGAGCGGGAAGGCATTAAGGAGGTTAAGCCCGCAGGTGTTAGGACCGTGAAACGGGAGAAGAGCATGAGCCGACGTATCGGCGAAGCCTTCATCTCAACGGATCGTGGCTCCATCAAGGAGCACGTGATATTTGACGTAGTCATCCCTGCTATCAAGTCTGCAGTAGTTGACGTCATCAGTGATGGTGTTAACATGCTGTTGTACGGAGAGAAGAAGGGAAAGAAAGCAAGAGATGGCCGTACAGCGTACGGATCGTTCTGGGCGAGTTCTGTTAATGAGGAACGCAGACGTGAAGCGTCTAGCACTCAGAACAAGAGCAGCATGGGCAGATATTTAGATGCTGCCTGGGAGTCCAAAGAAGAAGCGAATGATGTTTTGGATTGTTTGATCGAGATTAAGGAGAGTTATCCGGCTGTGACCGTGGCAGACTTCTTCAGCCTCATCAACGATCCGACCAACTTCCCTATTGAGTCGATCCACTCTAAGTGGGGCTGGAAGACTCTTGCAGGAGTTGAGGTAGTTAAGGTTAGTGGAGGTCTTTGGGGCTTATCGTTACCAAGACCGGTCCACCTAGACTAGAACGAAATGATATTTAAACGGAGGAAGCAAGCATGAATAATTTTGCAGCAGGTTTGGCGGTTGGCGGCGTTGTTGGAGGTATTGTTGGATATTTCACAGGTGCTGCTAAGGCTAGAAAGACAGTAAAGAACTTACAGGATGAGATGGAGGAGCTTGAGATGTTCTACGAAGAGCAGATTAGTAAGCTTGAAGACAGAGTCCGTGGCGTTGAGGCAAAGGTTGCTCAGAGCAAGTACGTAGGAGCCGACGATGAGGAAATCGAGGTTCTTGACGATTCCGAATGGGGCGAAGCTTCTGACGACGATACGGAGGAAGTAGTCAATAAGGTTGCTAGCTCTAAGATTAGCGTACTTCAAAAGAAGATCCATCCAATGGACGAAGACGAGGCTATGGAGATGATCGATGGCCATAAGGCAAAACTTGAGGAGGTGTGGCTGTTCAGCTGCGGAACGTTGACGAAGTCAGATAAGGAGACACCTATTATCGATAGCAATAAGATTATCGGGTATGATATTCTTAATAAGCTTTCTGATATTGGCTCCGGTGACTTTGATGGCGAGACTGAAAACGAAGTGTTCCCGTACTTTGTGTATAACGAGAACAACTCGACAGTCTATGAGATCCTTAAGGATGATCATACGTATAGGGAGTACATGGCTACCGTCTAGAGAGGAGCTCTATGATATTACCCGATAAGTACTATGACTGGCTTTTGTATCGTGTCTGTACGAGCGATTGGCAGAAGAAGGAATATAGTATGATATTTCAAGATCTGGCGTCCGTAGAGTTTCGCTCTAAGGTTGAACGTGATCAGAATCTTATTGAACACGTGCAGTATTACTTACGAGAAGGCTTTACGGACGAAGCAGAGGAGCATGGTGTTACAGTTGAACTTGATGAGAACCTTCCTATTTCTTTGTTGGAGGTTATGGTCGTGCTTTCTGTTAAAGCAGAGGACATCATGCAAAGCTTCGATGGTGTAGACTATTCACGTTGGTTTTGGCTCATGATGAAAAATTCCGGGTTGGCTTTTTATACAAACTATCGGTATAATAAGTCTGGTTCTATGATGACTATTCGTAGGATACTGGAACGTACTTATGATCCAAACGGACGTGGTGGGCTGTTTTATATTCGCCGGATTGATACAACTAAATATGATCTTACAGAGATCGAACTATGGTACCAGTTGATGTGGTACATTAATGAAGTGAATGAGGAGGCGTAATCTATGAATGATATTAATAAGAATCTTGTGTACAGAGTACGTGAACTCGAGAAGTGTTACCGTGAGATTGCTTTGAATCAGTCTATCGATTCGAGAAATTGGGCAGCTTTGGCAGCAGATTCGAAGGTCTGGAACACGACTTTTGACATCATTATGAAGAAGTTTAAGAGTCTTAATAAGGATATTTCTGACCTCTATATGGCTCTGTTTTGGCTCACTTTGAGTGGTTCTGTGGGCTATCTTGTAGCCAGAAAGAGGGCTAAAAAGCTCGAAGAAAAGGTCAAAAAGTTGGAGGAAAGACTTGGAAAGTTGGAAAAAGAGGTAATAAATAAAGATATTTTAACGGATTTTGTTGAAGGAACAGAGCCTTCTATTACCCTTTATGGCAACTTTTCGGCGATGAAAAATGACGATTTGGTCTTGCGGGAAGGCTGTAAGGACGAAGAAAAGTCTGAAAATTGACGAAAAAATGGTCAAAATTTAACACAAAAATGATTTCAGATTTGTGTAAAAAACACAAATAATTGCGTAAAATGGCAAATTTGATTTTTTCGAAAAATGCAAAAAATGGCCAAAAACACAAATATTTGTGTAAAAAACACAAATAATTTTCAGATTTGTGTAAGCAAAAAGCCTTATTCTACTAGGGCTCCAGCGATTTTTACACAAAAACACAAATATTTTTTATATATTTTTAAAAATTAAAAAAAAATAATAAAAATAGAAATATATAAGAAAAACTCACTTTTTTGTGTTTTTGTGTTTTTTCACATCAAAATTACAGAAAGGAGGGCAAAAATTGGATTTTATCAAAGTTAGGCATAAGGAGACAAAAAAGAATGTCTTCACAGTCTATCCCGACTTCATTGTCGGTAAGTCTTCCGATTTAATGATTAAGGGTAAAGACTTCTATGCCATCTGGGACGAAGAAGGAAATCGTTGGTCAACTGATGAGTATGACGTAGCAAGATTTGTTGACGCTGAACTCGAGAAGTATGCAACAGAAAATCGAGACAAGATTCCAGGCTTCATAAAGATTGATCGCATGACGGACTTTAAGTCTGGTTCATGGAAAGACTATATGAAGTATAAGACAAGTCTGCCTGATAATTACAAACAGCTTGACACAAAGATTTGTTTCCAGAATTCTGAAGTTAAGAAGAAAGATTATATTTCAAGACGACTTCCTTATGATCTAAGTAAGAAAGAGCCTGTCGCTTGGAATAAATTGATATCCGTTCTTTATGACGAAGAGAATAAGCAAAAGATTGAATGGGCAATCGGAAGTATTATTGCTGGAGAGTCTAAGAACATTCAGAAGTTTGTTGTGTTCTTTGGCGAACCAGGAACTGGTAAGAGTACAGTTCTTGATATTGTGCAGAAATTGTTCGATGGTTATTACACTGTGTTCAATGCAAAGGCATTAACATCGTCTAATAACTTGTTCTCAACAGAAGCATTTAAGAAGAACCCACTGATTGCAATCCAGCATGATGGTGATCTCAGTAGAATTGAAGACAACTCTCAACTTAATAGTATTGTTTCACATGAGACTATTCTGATTAACGAGAAGCATAAGAGCCAGTATCCACTTCGGTTGAACTGCTTTCTTATGATGGCTTCAAATAAACCTGTTAAGATTACAGACGCTAAGGCAGGAATCATTCGAAGACTTATTGATATTCGTCCCACTGGCCAAAAAGTTAGTTATTCCGATTATTGTTCTCTTATGGACGAGATTGAGTATGAACTTGGCTCGATCGCTCAGCAATGCCTAGATGTGTTTAACAGTCTTGGCAAGAGTTACTATAATCCATACAGACCTGTAGACATGATGTTTCGTACAGATCCGTTCTTTAACTTTGTTGAGGACAACTATCTTGAATTCTCAGCAGAAGAGTTCGTAACTGCAAAGGCTGCCTATGTCATCTACAAGAAGTATTGTGATGAAGCCGGTTCAAGTAGGAAAGATCCGTACTATGTGTTTAGAGAGAATCTGAAGGATTACTTTAAGGAATATTATGATGAGTATAAGGCTGAAGACGGTAAACGTTACAGGTCTGCTTATGTCGGATTCCTGAAAGAGAAGTTCAATAGAAAAAGTGAAGTTATTAAGAAAGAGGATAAGGCTAAGTCGTGGATTGAACTTAGGGATGATATTCCGAGTTTACTCGATGAAGAATTAAAGAATTGCCCGGCGCAGTATGCGACTAAGGCAGAGACACCTAAGAAGAAGTGGGTTGATGTAACTTCGGTTCTTGATGATATTGACACCCGCTCTTTGCATTATGTAAAGGTGCCAGAGAATCACATTGTAATCGACTTTGATATTCGTGGTGAAGATGGTAAGAAGAATCTTGCTAAGAATATTGAAGCAGCATCTAGTTGGCCGAAAACTTATGTAGAGACAAGTAAGTCTGGTGAAGGGTTACACTTGCATTATATTTATACTGGCGATGTTAGTCAGTTAAGTAGAATGTGTACAGATGAAATTGAGATTAAGGTTTTCACAGGAGGCGCTTCTTTACGAAGAAAACTAGTTAAGTGCAATGATATTCCCATAGCTTCAATCTCGTCCGGCTTGCCTCTTAGAGAGGTTAAAAGGATGGTTGGAGAAAATATTGTTAAAGATCAAGAGCATCTTAGAGCGTTGATCACTAAAGCAATAAAGAAACAAATCGGTTCAGGCCACACTAAGCCGTCAATTGATTTTATTGCAAAGACACTCGAAGATACATATAATTCCGGAATGACCTACGACGTAACAGATATGAGGAATGACGTATTGATATTTGCCATGAAGTCATCTAATCAGGCTGATTATTGTATGAAGGTTGTAGCCGGAATGAAGTTCAAGTCTGACAATGATATTGTTGGAACTGATAAAGGAACTGAAGAGTTGCCGTTAGGTTTCTTCGATGTGGAAGTCTATCCTAATTTATTTTTACTTTGTTACAAGAAACGTGGTAAAGGTAATAAGGTTAAGAGACTTTACAATCCGAAACCGGAAGAAGTCAAGGTAGCATTTGAAGCATTAAGGCAGATTGGTTTTAATAACCGTCGTTATGATAATCACATTTGTTTTGCTGCCCAGAATGGATATTCTAACAAGCAACTCTTTGCACTTTCACAAAAGATCATTAATGGCAGCAGTAATGCATTCTTTGGAGAAGCATATAATCTTGCATATGCAGATGTGTATGAGTTCTCTTCAAAGAAGCAATCTCTTAAGAAGTTTGAAGTTGAGCTAGGTATTGTTCATAAAGAAATGGAGTTTGACTGGACTCAGCCTCTTCCTGAAGAGTATTGGGAGCTTGTTGGTGATTATTGTGAAAATGACGTATTAGCAACAGAAGCAGTATTTGATGACCGGTATGAGGACTTTGTAGCTAGACAGATATTAGCAAAGATGTCTGGTCTTTCTGTAAGTGATACAACTCGTATGCACGCACAGAAAATTATATTTGGAGACGATAGACATCCGAAGTTAAACTATGTCGATCTTAGCAAAGAGTTTCCTGGTTATGTGTTTAAGGATGGCCATTCTTCTTATAGAGGAGAAGATCCGGGTGAAGGTGGTTATGTATACGCTGAGCCTGGTATGTATGGCAATGTTGCATTACTTGATATTGCTAGCATGCATCCTTCGACAGCTATTGCTATTAAATACTTTGGAGAGTACACAGATCGGTTTAAAGAACTTAAGGAAAGCCGAATCGCAATCAAGCATAAGGACTATAAGAAGCTTGAGACCATGATGGATGGACTTCTTGTTCCGTTTATTAGTGATGACGATGAGAAGATGAAGAGCTTGGCTTATTCATTGAAGATAGTCATCAATATGGTTTATGGTTTCACAACGGCTTTGTTTGATAATGCGTTTAAAGATCCTCGTAATAAGGACAACATTATTGCAAAGAGAGGAGCTCTGTTCATGATCAATCTTAAGCATGAGGTTCAGAATAGAGGTTTTATCGTTGCACACATTAAGACAGATTCGATTAAGATTCCTGATGCTACACCAGAGATCATTCAGTTTGTAATGGATTATGGCAAACAGTATGGTTATGACTTTGAGCATGAGGCAACTTATGAGAAGCTATGCTTAGTTAATGATGCTGTTTATATTGCTAAGGATAAAGCCGATGGACATTGGACGGCGACAGGCACTCAGTTCCAGGTTCCGTATGTGTTTAAGAAGTGCTTTAGCAAAGAGCCGATTGAGTTTGAAGATCTGTGCGAAACTAAGCAAGTATCCACCGCTTTATATTTGGACATGAGCGAGAATCACGATCAGTCTGACCTTGTGTTTGTAGGAAAGGTCGGTAAGTTCTGCCCTATGAAAAAGCACGGCGGGGTACTTCTCAGAAAAGCTGATGAAAAGTTTAATGCGGCAACCGGCTCTAAAGGATATTTATGGGCTGAGTCAGATGTAGTTAAAGCCAATCATTATGAGAAAGACATTGACTTGTCTTATTATGAGAATTTGGCGAACGAAGCAATTGATACAATCAATAAGTTTGGTGACTACTATTGGTTTGTGTCGGATGATCCGTATGTGGACGAGGTTCCATTTGTCGGATCGGTAATAGTTAATAAATAAGGAGGCCTAACTATGGCAAGAGATTTGATCACGATTGAAGACACTAAGTTGATTCTTAAGAATTTTGCAGGAAAGGCAGATAAGTATACTCCGGAAGGAAGACGTAGCTTTGGTGTTCTGATTCCTCAGGAGATGGCAGATGAACTTGAAGAAGCTGGTATTCCGGTTAAGTATCTTCAGCCTCGTCATGAAGAGGATGTTCCGATTCCGTGGGTAAAGGTTAAGGTAAACCTTAATCGTGAGAACCCGCCTAAGATATTTACAGATCGTAATGGCGATAAGAACCAGCTTGATGAGACAACTGTAAGTGTTCTCGATTATGCGGACATTGACAGCGCAAGTATGCAGTTGGCTGTGTATCCTTGGGAAATGGGCGGTAAGTCTGGAAAGACTTTATATTTGCAGACGCTTGTGTGCTTTCTGAATGAAGACGATTTCATGTCTCGGTATGAATTGAATGACATCAATTGAGCTTGATGACAATCAGCTAGAAGCAATTGGTAAAATGAAGAATGGGTGTATTCTTTGCGGAGGCGTTGGTAGTGGAAAGTCGCGTACAGCGATAGCATACTACTACAAAGAAATGGGAGGGTCACTTAAAGGCTCTCCCATGAGACACCCTAAGAAACTTTATATTATTACAACCGCGCGTAAACGAGACACACTCGAGTGGGAAGACGAACTGCTACCATTTGGGTTGTCGTCCCAGCAGCCTACTAGATATTCTCAGGTCGTTGTGGACTCGTGGAACAACATAGCCAAATACGCTTTAATCACTGATTCTTTTTTTATATTTGACGAACAGCGTGTTGTGGGCTGGGGAAAGTGGACTAGGTCTTTTCTTAGAATTGCCAAGTTTAATCAATGGATATTACTCTCAGCAACTCCAGGTGACACTTGGAGTGATTACATTCCAGTATTTGTTGCTAATGGATATTTTAAGAATAAGACCCATTTCATAACAGACCACGTCGTTTACAAAAGGTTTGCAACTTATCCAATTGTGGATAGATATTTGAATGAAGGCTATTTGATGAAACTCAAGAATAACATCTTAGTTGACATCAAGTATGAAAAGAAAGCCGAACAGCACCACATTGATATTCTGTGTGAATACGATCGCGATAGCTACAAGATGGCAATGAAAGATCAATGGAATTATGAAAAAGATATTCCTATTAATTCTGCTTCAGAAATGTGTTATTATTTAAGAAAAATAGTAAATATGGACGAAAGTAGGAAAAATAAGATAATTGATATTTTCAAAGATCACAAGCGCCTAATCATCTTTTACAGCTTTGATTATGAACTTGATATTCTCAAATCAATTCCATTTGGTCCTGGCGTCGCTGTAGCAGAGTGGAATGGCCATGTACATAATCCTACACCGGATACACCTCGTTGGGTTTACTTTGTAAACTACAGCGCTGGCGCAGAAGGTTGGAACTGTACTTCCACAGACACAATGATATTCTATAGTCAGCAGTATTCGTACAAGAGGCTTATCCAGGCGTGTGGACGCATAGATAGACGCAACACACCGTTCGATGATTTATATTATTATCACTTGTGGTCGCATGCTTCTATTGACATGACAATCAGAAGAGCACTAAAGAACAAGAAGAACTTTAACGAGCGAGATTTCGTCCGTTTGTAAAATCGCAAAAAGTGCACCGACTATTATAGGAGAGAAGAGGAAATAATAATACCCCTCGCTCTCCTTTTTTGTTTTTGAAAGGAAACGTTATGGCATCTAAAGTTGAAGCCGATTATCAGGCAAAGTTGAAAGAAAGAATTAAAGAAAGATTCCCTGGAGCTATTGTGCTTAAGAATGATCCTTCTTTAAATCGTGGCATGCCCGATCTTACTGTTCTTTATAAGGACCGGTGGGGCGTACTTGAGACTAAGCGTGAAGAGAAAGAAGCGGGCAAGAAAAAGAACCAGCGTTACTACGTTTCACTCATGAACGAAATGTCCTTCGCTCGTTTTATTTATCCTGAAAATGAGGAGGACGTTTTAAATGAAATGGAACAAGCATTCCGCGTTCGAAGGTCTACACGCGTTCATGGGAGCAAGTAAGTTTCATTGGATTAATTATGAAGATGAACGATTGCTTGAAGCCTATAAGTCTTACCGTGCAGCCGAAGAAGGAACCTTGACTCATGAGTTTGCATCGCTTTGCATTCAACGAAAGCAGAAGCTTCCTAACAGACCGAGAAAGACACTTGATATGTTCGTCAATGATGCAATCGGTTTTAGAATGGATTCTGAGGTATTACTCTTTTATTCAGAATATTGTTTTGGAACTGCTGATGCTATTTCATTTTATGACAACCATTTGCAGATTCATGATCTTAAGACTGGAAAGATTCCAGCACACATTGAGCAGTTGATAGTTTATGCTGCTCTCTTTTGTTTGGAGTATGACAAAGCTCCAGGCTCCATTGATATTGAGTTGAGAATTTATCAGAATAATGACATTCTCATTTGTAAGCCCGAAGCCGATGACATCTTGCCAGTAATGGATAAGATTAAACGGTTTGATAATTTGATTAGAAAACTAGAGAAAGCAGAGGAGTAATCTTATGAGTGAAGAAGAATTAAGACAAGAAGAATCAGACTATATTCTTCTTCAGGAAATGGATGAAGAGTGTCTTAAGCATTACGGCACACCTCGTAGATCTGGTAGATATCCTTGGGGATCAGGTGACGATCCGTACCAGCACGAATCATGGTATAATAGATATCGTGACTTAGCTGCTCCAGATCCTAAGACTGGTGCCAAGAAAACCGAGAAACAAATTGCAGCTGCGATGGGCATCTCAACGACAAAGCTGAGAGCCCTTCGTAAAGCCGCTGTTGAAGAAGACCTTGCAGCAAGAAGAAGTTATGTTCGTAGACTTTATGATAAAGGAATGTCCAAGACCGCGATTGCTGAGAAGACCGGATGGAATGAAAGTCAGATCAGAGCACTTCTGAATGCTGTTGAGGTTGCAAAAGAAGACCGTGCTCAAGGTACTGCTAATAAACTTCTTAAGATGGCTAAAGAGAAGCAGTACATTGATATTGGTGAAGGCGTTGAAAGAGAGATGGGTGTTTCGAAAGAAACTCTTAAAGCTGCTCTTGCTCTTCTTGAAAAAGAAGGCTACACAACTGTTACTACTGATATTCAGCAGGCAGGTAACGCCGATAACTATACGACGGTTAAAGTCCTTGTTCCTGCCGGAACTTCAAGAAAGGACGTTTGGGAGAACATTGATAAAATTCAACCTTTTACCGATTATTCAGAAGATGGCGGTAAAACTTGGGAGAAGATCAAGAAACCCACAACTCTCGATCGCGATAGAGTCTTCGTTAGATATTTAGAAGAAGGCGGTGGAGAGAAAGATGGAACTATTGAACTTCGTCGAGGCGTTGATGACTTAACACTTGGTGATAAGGATTACGCTCAGGTTCGTATTATGGTTGATGGTGGTAAGGAAGGCCTTGGCTACATGAAAGGAATGGCTTACTACACAAATGATATTCCTGAGGGCTACGACGTTGTTTACAATGTTTCAAAGAAAGATGGTTCAGCCTTTTACAAAACTTTTAAACCCCCGAAAGTTAATCAAGAGGGAAAGAGTAAGATTAAAGACGACAAACCCACAGAACCCATCAATGATGAAGACATCGATTGGGATAATGCTTTTGGAGCTTTGATCAAAGGTAAAGGCGAAGGCCAGCATTTATATTTGGATTCGAATGGTAATGAACAGCTTTCGCCCATTAACATCATTAAGGCTGAAGGCGACTGGAATCATTATCAGAAGAAACTTTCAGCTCAGTTTCTTTCTAAGCAGTCTAAACAATTGATAAAGCAACAGCTTGATCTTTCGATTGCTGAGAAGATGGATGAATTTGATGAGTATATGAAGATTGAGAATCCGGTTATTCGTAATCGCTTCTTAAGAGACTTTGCTGATCAATGTGATTCTGATGCTGTTAAACTTAAAGCTGCAGCTTGTCCTGGGCAGACTAATAAAGTTATTCTGCCGATCAATTCATTGAAAGATGATGAGATCTATGCTCCAGACTATAAAGATGGAACTCAGGTAGCTCTTATTAGATATCCTCATGCGGGAAGATTCGAAATCCCGATGTGTACAGTTAATAACCGTAACAAAGAGGGAAAAGATATTTTGGGTAATGCTCCTGATGCTGTTGGCATTAACTCAAAAGTTGCAGCTAGACTTTCTGGCGCTGACTTTGATGGAGATACTGTTGTTGTAATTCCTCAGTCCAAGAAAGTTAAAGTTATTGCTGATAAACCTCTTAAAGGTCTTGAAGGTTGGGCTGATAAGATGGGCGATTTATATCCTGAGTATCCAGGAATGAAAGTCATGAAAGATTCTGATAAGCAGAAACAAATGGGTATCATCACCAATTTGATAACCGACATGACATTCCAAGATGCTTCTCCAAGTGAGCTTGAGCGAGCTGTTAAACAGTCTATGATTGTTATTGATGCTCAGAAGCATAGACTCAATTGGAAGCAGTCTGAAAAGGATTTGGGAATTGACGCCCTTAAACAAAAGTACCAGCCTAAAGCAGACTTTGAAGAGACCGGTAGATATGGTGGCGCTGCTACATTGATATCTAGATCTAAGTCAGAAGTTAGAGTCGATAAGAGAGATCGATTCTATGATATTGATGAAAATACTGGCGAAAGAATTTGGAGAGATGCTAAGAATTCTTCTTATGCAACCGTCGATAAAAAGACAGGCGAGGTTGTTTGGAAGAAGCGTCAGATGAAGTCAGATCAAATGACAGAGGCTCGTGATGCCCGCGAACTTTCTTCTGGGCACCCTGTTGAAGAAGCCTATGCTGCTTATGCCAATGCTCTTAAACAATTGGCTAATAAATCCCGTCTTGAAACTTTAAAGGATTATTCTTATGAATCCCCTACAAAAGAACTCAAGCAGAAATACGCAGCCGAGATTGCTTCTATAGATGCTAAAATAGACCGAGCTGCAAGAAATGCCCCTCGAGAAAGAATAGCCCAGGTAGAAGCAGCCGCTTACATTCGTAAGAAGACTGCAGAGAACCCCTATCTTAAAGAGAAGGAGTATAAAGACGATCTTAAGAAACTTAAGCAGCAGTCAATTGCAGAAGCCCGTGCTCGTAATAAGGCTTCTAAGAAAGACGTCTTCATTGAACTGACTGACAAAGAATGGGAGGCTGTAAATAAGAGAGCTATTTCTAAAACAAAGCTTCAGCAAGTTACAAAGAACATGGACAAAGATTACTTAGTTAACTCTGTAATTCCTAAATCCACCACTCAACTTTCTCAAGCTAAGATTAATAGAATTAAAGCCCTTTCGAATTCTGGTAATACCATTAGCGAAATTGCTAGCGTTCTTGGAATTAGTCCCTCCACGGTTTCAAATTATTTGAAGTAAATTTAATACCCCTCTAAAATTAAAGTGCACCTAATTTTATGCAGTAGAATTTACTCAAGTTTTTTGAGAACTATTTTATACCCCCTCCAAAATTAGGGTGGCCATAAAAAGATCCCCTCTAAAAAAGCTTATACCCTTTTAAATCCATACTTTTATCTCTTTTGTACGAGTGTATTCCAAAGAGCTAATAATTTGATGAAGATTGTTGGCTCTTTTGGAGTGCATTCAAAAGAATCCCACTTGAATTTAAAAGGCTATGAAAAAATTTCATTAAAATTTTTAAGAAGTTTTTTAAAGAACTTTTTTGAAGACTTTAAAATGACCCCCACTCAAAAATAAGGGCCCTCTAAAATAAACCCTTGAAAATTTTTGAGTAAATTTTGAAGTTTTTAAAAATAGCCCCCTGAAAAATCATGTCCCCCATAATGAAAACGCTTCCTCCAAAGCATAAAAAGAGGGCTATTTCTAAAGGCTTTAAAATTGGGCCTATTTTAGGGGTTTAAAAAGGGCCTTTTTCAGGGCCTCTCAGAAAGGCTTAAAATTCTTTAGTAAAATAGGGCCTATATATGGGCTCTCTCACAGACCAAGAAAGGAGGCTAATATGCTACTCGATGCTGAGACTACCCAGCCTGACAAGGACTATTGTCTTACTACAATAGACAACCCATGGAATCCATTCACACAATGGGATGAGTGGTATGCATATGACACTAGCATGGGCTATCGTACGCCTGAGCGCTTAGCTCGCATGACACGAACACTTGCTGTTGCAGCCCGGGTCGATGACGATGACATGGTAGCAGACGAAGCAATCGACGAACTCATTCGCCTCGATCCATTGCACATGTATACCAAGGTTACACGCGATACAAACTGCAAACAATTGGGCTCGAAGGTCTCTTGAGAATTCCAGAAAATTTTTGAGAAAACTTTCTAGGCCCCCGGGGGTCTTTAAAACCCACCCCCTCTCGATTTCGCGCCGGCCTTTGAAAATTCTCCGGGGGTGTGAATTGAGGGATCAATCCGGGTTTTTCTATAGTAAAAGTGAATGAATAGTAAGGAGAACTGCTATGATTCCTATTGAAACTAAAGGGAATCTGGCCAAAAGTAAAAGAAATCTAGCGCCTGCTTTGACAGATGACTCCGAGGAGAAACAGATAATTGCCTTGGCTCGCCAAAGATCGCTTGAAAGATTGCAAAACGGAACGGCTTCTGCACAAGAAATTGTTTATTGGCTCAAGGCTGGCTCTTCTGAGAAGAGAACCGAGCTCGAAATCATGGAAGAACAGAAGAAACTTCTTAAAGCAAAGACAAACGCGATCAAAGAAGCTGAGACAAGCGCGAAAGCTTACACCGACGCCATTGAAGCTATGAAGTCCTATACAGGAGTGAGCGACGATGAAGAAGACCTTGACATATTCTGAACTCATAAAGCTCAAGACATACCAAGAAAGATTCGAATACCTAAAGTCTGCTGGTTGCGTCGGCGAAGAAACTTTTGGACCAGATCGATATTTGAATCAGAAACTTTATGCATCTGCCGAATGGAAGGCTGTGCGTAAAAGAATTATCGCAAGAGACAAAGGATGTGATCTAGGCTGCGAAGGTTACGACATATTTGATCCGCCAATGATCCATCATCTTAATCCAGTCACAAAAGAGCAGATCATTAATCATGATCCTTGCTTGTTTGACCCAGAAAACTTAATCACCGTAAAGAAGCTTACACACAACGCGATTCACTACGGTTCCTTTGACATATTACCATCGGGACCTATCGAGCGTAAGCCGGGTGACACAAAACTTTGGTAAGGAGGCTAATTATGGCAACCAAGAAAAAGAAAGTTCCGACATATTCTCAGGCTAAGGTTATCGGCGGCGCACTCAGACTTCGTGAAGAGCCCGACCTTAAGGCCAAGAACCTTTGCTACATGGCAGAGGGCGAGATTGTCAAGGCAGCTAAGTATAATAAGGATTGGATGCAGGTTGAGTTCGGTGAGTTTACCGGATACTCAATGGCTAAGTTCCTCGAGGTCATTGAAGAGCCTGCAGAAGAAGCTCCCACTGAGGAGACCACTGAAGAATAAGGAGAACCATCATGGCAGCAGGCACTATTCTAACTGACGTAAAGAAATTCATCAGCGGTATTGCAGATGACAACACGTCATTCGACGACGATATACTCATGTACATTAATGGTGCCTTTAGCAAGCTTACACGCGCAGGCGTAGGTCCGGCAGAAGGCTTCACTGTAGTGGCTAACACACTTTGGACAGCTTATGCAACTGATCCGAAGGTGATCAATGCTGTTAAGAACTACATCACAATGGATGTCAAGATTGCATTCGACAGCACAACGCTTTCGAGCTTTGTACTTGAGACTTACAAGGAACTCGATCAGGAGTATCTCTGGACACTTAACAACTACGCAGACTATTGGGATCAGCCGGAGGAGACTTAAATGAACAATCCGGTTTATGTAGTACCAATTGAAATCGACGTCAATCGACAGATCTCTGTTACAAGATCCGTCCTCCACGAGTACGATACGGGGGCTGTTGTGGAATTCACCCCAGCAGTCCCTAACGGCTCACATTGTGAATTCGACTCGATGCTTAAGTCTTATGAGACGACTGTCTCTGACTCTAAAGCCGAGATTCCGGATGCCCTTCTCAACGAAGACTGTCACGGTGACATCGTAGGTCATCTTGTGACTGTTGCTCCAGAGACAGATCGCTATACGACATACGACTTTAAGATCCATGTCGTGAGAAGGCTATTTTACGAGGGGGTTACTCCCGCAGAAACTTAAAAGGAGAAAACTGTTATGCCTGACTTTACTAATATTATTACAGTAGACTTAACTGAAGCTACTGGGTATAACGTTGAAGCTCACAGAGCAGTGCATCAGTGGGACTCAGGCGTAATCCTTCAGCTCACGGGTGCTACTTTTCCTCAAGGCACAACATGTCAGTTTGATACAAAGACAACAACGTTCAATCAAGAACTTACAGACGGAGCTTGTGAGATCCCGAATGCCCTTTTAGGGTATGACATGATCGGTGACATCAAGGCTCACGTCAAAATAGATGATGACGACTATGGTATCGTGGTCTACGACATCCACATACCAGTCATTAGAAGACCTAAACCCGATTCTTATATTTACACGGATAACAGTTCCAGCTCGAATGGCTGGGTTAAGTCGACTTATGGCTATCGGGTAAACGAGGATCAGACTATTCTCGGCAGAACCGAGCTTAGCATCAACAATAACCAGACGATCCTCGGTACAACAAGCCTCAGCCTGAACAATCAGCAGACTATCCTTGATGGCACTCACTTGTCATTGGCAAGTGGAGCATTCTATGCTGATTCGACTCACTTGCAGCTCAATAACGGCCGAGTTACGATTGGACCGACTGAAATTCTTATAGATGATCGTGTTTATGGTACAATAAATCGTCTAGATGCTAAGCGATTTGTTCAAGGCTATATTAATGCTGATGGAACAGAAGGCACAGATACAGCGGTAGCTCCATCATACATTAAGTCTATCGACTTTATATCGGTTACTGCTAATACCACTTATATATTGTCATGTAATTTAGCAGCATATACGTTAAGTGTGTTTGAATATGATTCAAACGGATCATTCTTACGTTTTGCAACAGTGGTTCAAGGAGCAACAGCAGCTTTTGCTTTTACTCTTGGTGCAAATACTAAGTATATACGGCTTCAACTTAGTAATTATAGTGGCGGAAGTGTTCAAGTCACTTATCCTGGAGATATTACATGGGCACAACTTGAAGAGGGCTCCATAGTAACTTCTCCTAGTAAGTTATATTGCTTAGACTTAGTAGACCTTACAGAACGTAGATTTGTTCAAGATTGGGAAAGTAAAAATTTAGCTGATGTCGGTAGAATAATCGGTGGAAGTTCAATTAATCCATTGGATAAAAATAGGTTATTTTTACCGCGTACAAAAATTTATCCAGGAAGACCTTATTGCTTAAAATATACTATCGCTTCTGATGTTACTGCTGGTAGTTTTTGGATAGAAGACATTATTTTATACGACAGTGCTGGAACACAGGTTGCAGTAATTCACCCAACAAATGGCACAGCTGGAAATGTTGTAAAATTCAATGCGCCTATAAATGGTGAATACATAGCTATTCAGTGGCTCTATTATCATGTAGAAGCAATGTCGTCAAATATTACTAGTATACAGCTTGAAGCGGGCACCGAACTTACAGGTCATGCTATTAAGCATTGTTTAGATGCTTCGGCATTAACAGACCGGCGTTTTGTTCAAGACTTTGAAAGCCGAAATTTAGCTAACATAAATGCTATAAGGCAGGGCGGTATAAATGGTAGTTCGGGTGTTCCTGTTCCTGGTAATACTTTGGCAATATATGTTGATGCATTAATTAGGGTTAAACCAAATAATTTGTATGTGTTGACCTGGGAAGGAACTGCTTTACAGCCGGCTATATTTTATTATGGTGCTGATAGAGGCTTCATATCGTACATACAACCGATTTCTTCGAATGTTTATCAGGTAGTAGTAAAGATACCTAATAATATTAATTTTGTACGACTGTCTTGGGATAAGAATGGTGGTGGTGATGTACCCACGTCAGCAATAACCGCCTTACAGTTTGAACTTAAGACAACAAGATCTACAAATAAGTCTCCATATGTTCCTTTTGCCATGTCAGTTGAAGATCTATCCAATGACCTTCAAGGTATCTTTGTTGATAGAGCATATAAAGGTATTAATTATGATGAATTTGGCTTTTGCACTATGACATATTATAGTCCAACACTTGATTCAACAACTATTGACGATCTTCTTACAGATCTTCGTAGTAGTAGAGGTGCAAAGCAAGGAAGTGTGGGATTGTCACAGGCATATGGATCTGAAGGTTCTTCGCCTTATATACCTGGCGGTTGGTATCATTATGAGTTTATTCCTCATAGAACTGGTGGTTTAACGGCCGATAATAGTCAATATTGTTTGTTAAGATTGTCTAATTTCTTTGACGGCCATCAGTATGAATTAACATTTGCTGCTAGTGGTACCGGCGTAGTCCTACAAACTTCTAGAACTATATACAGTGATATAGGCGGCATAAGGCAATTTAGACTTGCCGCATCTTCTAGCTTATACTTAAATTTAAAGCTTGGTGTTCAGCCACCTTCATATGGAAGTTATAGAGTTATGGGCTATTTGGCAAATGTCGGCGGTATTGATGTTATGATTAATATTAATAACTATGTTCTATCCGCGTATAATTCATTTGATAGTTCAGCTTGGGGATATAGCCACTATATGAGCTTTTCTATGAGTGGAGATAATTTATTAATTTCAACCGCTGCAGGGATAGAAGCACGGATTTATGTATTTGGAGTCTAACAGAAAGGAGGACTACTCAAAATGGGTACACAGATTTACTTTGTACTAGAAGTACAGAATGACAACGCACATCTGTTCTATCGTTTCGCGGATGATGATCCGGGCGCTACCTCCAGCGCATACGACAGAGCTATTGTTAAGTTCCATGAAGTCATGGCGTATCGTCACGAGAACCGTGAGTCTACGCTTGGAGTAATCATGGACATCACCGGCGGCGTTCTCATGCGTGAG